CATTTTGTATGAGTCGTCGGTAGTAATTTTGATTGGTCCCTGCTCAAGACGAATAGTCTGTGCAGGTGCAGTCTGTGCTGCTTTCTCAATCAATCTTTCCATCTGGTCTTTGGTAATTCCACCACCACTACCACCACCTTCTCCAGCTTTCTTTGCTGCCTGAACACCAAAAGTAGCCAGCACCCCAGTAAAGACGCTGGCTATGAAAGTAGGATCTAGTTTTTGCTCTGGGATTCCAAGAGCAGGGGGGAGTTTGATATATGCCAGGGTGAGTATTCCACCACTCCAAACAAGGATACCAAGCCTAACAAAAGTAGACAGAATAGCAAGTTGCTCTTCTTTGTCATCAGCTGCTTCTTTGATTTTACCTAGGAGACCTTTCTTTTTAGGTTCCACCTTGGGTGTGGTTTCTTGTGACATTAGGATTCAACTGGTTGTTTTTTCTTCCCAATATTATATTTAGACTCTAGAGTCCATTCACCTTTATCCTTAAAGGACAAAACTTTGATTTGGTTAAGGGGAGCAAGCTCTCCTACCTCGTCATCACGAGCAATGTCAATCAGACCCCAGTCTGATAACAGTTTCGCAATGCGACTTCTACGTTCGATATCATTCGTAGTGATGTTTGTTGGCTTACCATCCAACGCAAACAACTCCTTGAAGTGTACGACGTAATACTTACCACGTTTGTGGAGAATGTGACAAGACTGATATAGTTTGCGCTCTTTCCTAGACGCAACACCAATACGGGTGAGGGTTTCTCTTACCTTGAGAAAATCGTCGGGTTCTTTAAGCGTCACTTCTAACATCATGTCTTGAGACCATTGGATCTCATCGCTCATTTCTTACCTCCAGTATTCAATTTAGATGCAATAATTTTTAGCTGGTCCTGGGTTAGAATCTTTAGTGCCGCTTGTGCTTTCTCAGTGTTGTAACCATAGTATTTTTTAACTAGGTCAAGATCACTGTCTTTTATCTTCTTGTCCCACGGGGAGAATCTCTTGGATTTCCTAACACTATATAGGAAATATTGATATTGTAAGTCACTGTCTAAATTCTGACATGCATTCATCTCATTAGCGTGCATCAACGTGTCGATGTGATGCATCATACACTTATTAATAACGTATGCTGGATACTTCTTCATGGCAATAGGATCCTCTGAGAGATCGCCTTGCTTCAGATTGATACTGTTAAGGTAGTCCTTAAGAGGGATGTCATACTGTGCCATAGAGAGATGCTAAAGGGGTGGATTCAACAAAGTTAGTAACTAACAATTCAGTCTTGAGTTTATTGTCTGGACGATGCTTCATACCATAGGTAATACGAAACTCTTCTTGATGATAGTTAGTATATGCTTCTTTCAACTCATCGTCAACATTGTATGTCACCAACCAGTTATGAGGACATACCTTACAGTCTTCTACAAACTTTGTGTGATCAAAATTCTTATGCATCTCAGCATTAGTGCCATACAAATACGTCTTGATTTTGTATGGAGGATCTAGGAAGATGAATACATCTTTGTCACCCCCACTCATTATGACTTCTTCATAATCTAGGTTAGTGATACGCCAGTGCTGAATGATCTGAGAGATATTCTTCAGATGATTAGCACCACGGGTAGTAAAGTTTTGGTTAGATGCAGTCTTAGAGAAGGAAGAGTTCTCAGTCAACCCGCTATAACTGCACTTATTAAGAATCCAAAAAAGCTGAGCTTGACGAAAAATGTCTGCCTTGGAAATCTCTGCCTTAGCAGAGATAAACAACTCCTTTGCTTTCTCTTCGGTACTATGCTCAGTTTTAATCTGGTAGAGTGTTTCAGATAACTCATCCCCACGATCCTGTAACATCTTCCAGAAACTGTAGAGATATTCATACTTATCATTAATCCATACGGGAGTGTCAGGATACTTTTGAGTGAAGAGAAGTGCAAGACTTGCTCCACCCACAAAGGGCTCACGAAATTCTGAGATGTTAGTTGGAAACTTCTCGATTAAACTCTTTGCTACCCGTGATTTTCCACCAGGATAGCGTAGTGGAGTTTTCAAATACTTCATTCTATAGAAACCTTTAATTGTGGCATTTCATATGGACCCACATTAATGTTACCACAGGGGAATACATTAAATGAAATAGTCCAACGGTCATAATTATCTAGTTGACGACCTGAGTAGTGTCGCAACCAGGAGGGGAAGAGAATAAGTTTATTCTCCTGTGCATCAAATTTTTCATTGATGCCCCATGCACGATCCATCATATCACCTTGGAAAACATCTAGTGTGTCATATGTGCGAGGTGTAACAGGATCGTCAAAGAAGGTAGGAGCACCTGGAGTGAGGTAATAGACAGCACTCAGATAAGACATCGGATGCCTATGTAAGGGGTGCCCTACGCCACTCCCAGCAGGTGCATGGTTAAACCACATGGAAGAGATCTCTAGAGCATCACAGTAGAGTTTGTAGGCGTACCTATACTCTGCCAGACAGTCCCAGAAAAATTGTCTCAACTGTGTGATAGGACCCTCTTCAATCTTATGGAGATCAGGACGTGATGTAATGACACCTTCAGGAAAGTTTGACTGATGAGCAGGAAACCCGTCCATGGATTCAATCACACGTTGGTTGAGAGTCTCATCAGGTTGTTGATATGTCCTGCATACCACAGGAAACATATGTAATTCAGTCCCTTGCATAGTCATTAAGATTCAATGGTCCAAGATTATCATTCCAGGATTCTACTTTAACCTTACTCATAGGTTTACCAAACCCACCAGTATTAATACCACCATTAGGATAGGTGTTAAAGGCAATAGAATACCTATCAACATCATCATGATTTGGTAGACTAGCATGGATCATATAACTAGGAAATATAATCAACCCACCAGCACCACCATGATATGCCAACTCCATCCCAATCTTTCCATCTAGGTGGAAAGATCCCCACTCTCTCTGGAAGAGAGGGTCCACAAAGATTGTAGGAGCACCTGGAGTGAGGTAGAAGATGCCACTGTAGTAGGACATAGGATGCCTGTGTGCATCATGATGATGACCAGACTTTGCTAGGGACCTATTTGACCATGCTTTGTTGACTGCCAGACGATCACAATCAAGACCCGTATCAACATGCACAGTGTCTATACATGTTTGAAACCAAGACATGAGTGGTTTGAATACTTCCATACGATGAATATCGTCACTGGTTTTAACACCAGTAGGTTCGTTGTATGCTTGATACACCAGATCTTTTGCAAGACCTAGAGTATCATCAATCATAAGTTGATCACAACGAAACTCAAAACATTGAATAGGAAATAAGTTAAGTGGTTCGTAGTTTTGTCTCACATGTAGCCCTCATATGGATTTGGTTTGACTTCAAGCATCACACCGTTAACCTTATTAATTAGGTCTTCCAAAGAGTAATGCAACTTACGGTATCCACTACCAACATAGATCTGACCTAGCAGCACAGAGACAGTAGCAACTCCCCAGAAGATATAATAAAATTTAGATTTAACCTGTGCTCTTCTCTTTTCAATCATTACATCACAAGTCTTTTACTAGGTGTTTCAATGATACTAAACATTTGCTCAAACTGTTTGACCACTGGCTCTTGAGTGTCAAGAGGACCGAATACAATGTAGTCTTTGGGGACAGTCACAGGTGCGTCACGTCCATTCAGAAGTGGTGCCCAAGGAGCAAACCCCAGTCTACCTTCTCCACTAGGAATAGCGACAATAGGGTTACAGAAGGTGAGACTATCTTCAGTCTCTTCGATCAGGTCTGCAACGACATCTTCGCCAGACCGCATACGGAATACTTTTACATTCATTTGAATTCACATCTCATCATTAATTCGGTCAGGAATGCCACCATGTTGATCTCTTGGTCAACAACGAAAGCAGACTTATACTGATACTCAGAGATGACCAGCACTGCTTCAGGAATTGACTTTGGTTGGACATGGATGTAGAGGTTATCATAGATTTTTCTCATTATAGAATGGGGCTCGTTGTCCATATTCTGAGTTACCCACTTCTTCATGTTGGTAAACTCTTTTGTGCGAATATATCCCACGAGGTTGGTAATGTTGATGTCATTAGAGACACCAAGGATACCTGTATCAATTTTCCCAGAAGAGGAATACCGTTGCAACTCATTGAGTGTGCGACGGAAGTCTGGAAAATATTTCTGGACCACCTCAGCGACAACCTTTGGCTCATAGTTGACGCCTTCACTATCTAGGATAGTTTTCACACGGTTGAAAAATGCACCTGCTAATGCCTGCTTATCTTTACCCTTGAGGGCGAAGTCAACAACAGAGCATCGTGAGTGTAGGGGAGAGATGATCTTATTCTTGTAGTTACAAGTAAAGATAAATCTACAATTCCCCTGAAACTCTTCGATGCAAGCACGGAGAAGCATCTGCACATCAGGTGTGGTGTTATCTGCCTCATCAATAATGATGACCTTATGCTTAGCAGTAGAGGTCAAAGAGACTGTAGAAGCATACACTTTTGCCTGGTTACGTACGGTATCGAGGAAACGACCTTCGTCAGATCCGTTGATAACCAGACAGTCAGCACCTAACTCCCTACACAGTGCCTTAGCGATAGTAGTTTTACCAACACCAGCAGACCCTGAGAGTAAGAGATTAGGGATCTCACCCTGATCCAGGAAACCTTGAAAGATTTCTTTAGTGCTTCCTGGTAGAATGCAGTCTCCAATAGTCTGAGGACGATATTTCTCTACCCAAAGAAACAGTTTGTTACTCATTTGTTAGGCTCTAGTGCGATGAAGTAGTTGAGGGATGAGCTGGAGAGACTGGTGAAGTTGGCAATGTTACGTCGTGAGAGCGTTACATGATAACTACCAGGGAGCAGTTTCAGATTCTCAACCTTGAAACAATAGCAAAACGTAAGACGCTCAACTGTCATATTACCTGGGTCGCTGAAGGTTGGTTTCTTCAGTGGCAGGGAGAAGACATTAGAAGTGTCATTCTTTTTGTCCTTTACACAGATACTATACTCACCTTCAAATCCATAGATGCAGAGATCTTCCACACCATAGACTTTGGATGCCTGCATCAGTTGCTCTAGATCCATCTGTGGCAGGTCAAAGAATAACTCAGTCTCAGGGAGGTTAGGATTAAACTCAGGGACTTTGCCGATGATGTCGGGATCACTGTAGTAGAAGGTAGTCTTACCCTTAGTGTCCTCGTCGTAGATCACAACCTTCTTGCTATCAGGGTAGAAGAGAGTGGGAGACTTGAAGAGGGACAAAGCACCGAGGAAGAGAGGCAGATCATAGATTGCCATCTGCTCAGGGATTCCCTCACGGATATCGCTTGCAGCGATGATATTCTTATTGACTGACATCGTTTCAACAAACTTACCAGGCTCAATAAGAATAGATTTGTTAATACCACTGAAGTTACGGAGTAAATCAATGGTTTGCTTACTCAGTTTAACAGTTTGTCTTGCTTCGGCTTGCATAATTACTGGGGGTAAGTTTCGGTTGTTGTAGACTGGTCGCTGAAGTGAATCAGCAACACAGCATAGTGTAGCACTTTCATAAGGTCACGTCTAGCAGTGCCTTTCTTGTCATAGCGAGAAGCGTACTTTAGGATGTTACTCCTACAGAATGCCTCAGCGTCACCACAAGCATTGATGAGATCAAGGGTCTGGATACCTTCGGCACCACTGGAATAGTGTTGCCGATAGGTGCCAATGATATAGTCTTTCAACTCCTTGATGATCTCTTCTTCGTTATACTTGTTTGCCATAATATACGGAGGTTATCTATAAAGGATATCAGAGATTGAGAGGATTGTCAACAGAGATGTCAACGTCGGCATCAATCTTATCATACAACTCAATGAATGACTGCTTAGTCTCGTCATCAAAACGGTTGAGACATACCTTGATTGCCTTCACACGGTCAGAGAAGATACTGTATGCACGGATAATGTGGACAAGACGACGGGTAGAGATTACCTCATCAACACCACCATCCTTGAAAGTCTTACGGATGATGTCTGCCCAAGAAACAAGATTCTTGATGAAGTCATCATCGCAACAATCCAACTCGGTGCAGTAGTTGTGGAGCATCTTAATCTCAAGAGCAGGAGCAGGATAGTCTTGCTCAAAGGTCACAGGGAAACGCTCAAGGAATGCTTCATTGAGTACGTTAGTGCCGATGAAACGACCGTCATCGCTACCTTTACCTTTAGTATTGGCAGTAGCAAAGATGTTGAAACCAGGAGCAGGTGTGACCTGACGACCAATCTTCTTAAGGAAGACACCCTTACCTTCTAGGACGGATTGCAGGCAGAGGATTTTGTTGGATGCGAGATCGATCTCGTCAAGTAGGAGCACTGCTCCACGCTCAAGTGCTTCAATAACTGGTCCATTGTGCCATACAGTGTTACCATCGACAAGACGGAAACCGCCAATAAGATCGTCTTCATCAGTTTCTACAGTAATGTTTACACGAATTAATTCACGCCCAAGAGCAGCACATGCTTGATCAACACCAAGGGTCTTACCGTTACCAGAGAGTCCCGTGATGAATGTGGGGTAGAAGATCTTAGACTTGATGATCTTCTTAAGGTCAGTAGCGTTGCCGAAGGGCACATAGTTAGCATCCTTAGGGGGAATAAGTGATTCACTCTGCTTTACAACAGTCTCAAGTTGTTGCTTGATTTCTTGCACAGACAGATTCCACTTACCAATACCTGCTTTGTAGTCAATGAGACGCTTCTTGACAGTGGCAAAGGAGCAAGAGAAGTACTCAGCAGCACCCAACAATTCCGTAGTACCGACGCGCTCGCCATGCTTGCTTTGGAGATATTCAACGATTTGATCAGTGGTCACGGGGTGTTGGGCGAAAGTCATGTGTTTCTTTGTTGTGTATACAGTTATTATACACAGGCAGGAGTGGAGTAGTAGTCCACCCAGGACGGTTTGTGAGCTGGCACACGCAGGTAGTTATTTGCTACCCATGGTTTGCTTGCCACATACCGTTGGTATGCTTCGATAGTAGAGATACTGTCGTCAAACTTCCACTCGTCAGGCATAGCGCGAGCGAATGGAGTGTGGTCATCAGGACAACCATGTTGATACGTGAGTGCAGCAACAAAGATTGATGATTGACAGGCATGTCTTTTACCGTATCTATATGTATATTCTTCACATAGAGAAATGCCATGCTGCATCAACCACTGAATATTATGATCAGACTCTGCCACCCACTTAGTGCAAGGATGATTACGAAATGCACCCTTCTCTGTAGCGTAAGGAGTCCCATCTTTCTTCAGGACAGGACCCTCATTGAGATACCACTTACTGAATACAATAGCGAGCATCTGACAACACTCTAGTGGCATCTTGACGATGTGTTTGTCTGGCAGACAAGTTGCTGCCAGGGTTGGATCATCATCTACTGCAAAGATATTCATGCAATTTGGTTGATAAAGGACGAGAGGATCTTCTTGTTGTTGGACTTTGCCTTAAGGGTCTTCTTGAAGGCACGAGTAATCTGTGCCTTGGATGCATCCTCATCTACATCAAACTCTACCTCTTCATTTAACTTGTTACTTTGAATTAGAAACAATTCTTGATAACCCATCATTGGGGCAGAGGTTGACTTAAACTTCTTGAATACATCAGTAGCATTCCTCCTCTGTAGTTGAGTAAGATCGTTGAAGTTTTGGATGATGTAATTGATATCACGAGTGCTACCAAGACGGAAACCAGTGAAGTTACACTGTGGGAAACGACCCTTCATGTAACGTAAGAGAGTTTCAGTCATGTAGTTACCCCACTTTGGTGAGTTGTAGGTGCGACCTGTCTTGCGACAACGAATAGCAGATTGTGCAGGCATTGCAGAGCGATGGATCTTATCATCATAGGCAGACCTGATCCAGCATCCAGACCAGTTGCTCTCACCATCAGACAAGATAGTGACGTGACACTTTTCAACACCATATTTGGCAGTAAATACAGGAATCAGAGTCTGGAGACACACGATTGCCTCATTTAGAGGGGTGCCACCAAGCATAAGGTGAGGGGGAATGCAATCAGGGACAGGGCGAGATTGGAATGGATTGCGGTTACCATAGCGTTGCTCATACATCTGAGACACACGGTAAAGATCCCTGGCATAGCGATCAAAAACACTGTTACTAAGGTCTCCATTGAGTAATTCTATAAGGTGGAAGTGCTTAGCAACATATAAAGTATTCTCCTTACCAAAAGACTCTTCATAGTCACGAAACTCAGCGTATGATGCATCAGTTACAAAGGCATATACACTGAATGGGATACCAGACTTGCGACAGAAGAAGCACAGTGACAACAGTTGCCTGAATGTATCATGAATAATTTCTGCCATAGATCCAGACCAGTCAACAAGGAAGATCAAACCATGATTCTTACCATCAGGACGGACTGTGACCTTCTTAAAGAGGTCTTCGTTGTAAAGATACTGATGGAGTTTAGCAGTGTCAAGTACACCAGTCTTAGAGATAGACTCGCGAGCATGTGCTGCTGCAGACTTCTTCATCTCAAACTCTTTCTGAAGATATGACACCTCACGGGTGCAATCTCTCTTAAAAGTGTTGTAATTTTGGTCTGCAACACTCCAGTCAAGACCTGTCGATGGAGTGAGAGGATGCTTCCACTCAGACCAGTATGTCTGTGCCATGTCATTGATCATCTTAGGGTCAATAACGACGTGATTAATGTCAACATTAGGAATCTCAAAATACCTAGTCTCAGAGTTAGTATTTTCAGTTGCAATGTCTTGCAGTGCTTCCTCAAGAGACTCATCAGTCATTGCCTCTTCACCACCATTACGGTTGAATGAGGGTGTTTCAAGGTCTGCATCTTGCTCACCTTCACTATCACCTTCTTGCTCCTCATCACCATCTCCAGAAGAAGGTCTCTCATCTTGTGATTCCTGCTGGTCGCTACCACCACCAGAATTGTTGTCTACATCAGTGATATCATCAATTTTTTGCTGATCTGCTTCTGCTTTTTCAAACTCTTTGATAGCGACAGCAGCATCGATAGCGTCTTGGAAAGACTCTGCCTCACCAACTGCATCGCGAAGAGGAATCTCTTCAGCAGAGAAGGGCATAAAGGCATTTGCACCCAATTTATAGTAAAGATTGATACGGTCAATCAGTTTGAGTGAGTTGGTGTTGATCTCCTTGACGCTGAAGAAATCATCTTCATGAAGTTGCTTGTATCCACCATAGAAATCCTTGGAAATACCTGCAAATTTGCGTTTCATTAGTTTCTCAATGCGAGCATCCTCAGTCACATTGACATAAGACTTGGGGCAAGGAAGTTTGTCTAGAATGTCACCGTCTGGGGTGAAGAGAGCGTGACCCACTTCATGCGCTACCAGCAGATTGAAGACAATTTCCTTAGCATTCCAGATAGGGAGGGTCAAGACTCGCCTATGCACATCAAAGGATGCTGTGCTGACTGCCCTGTGCTCTACAACTAGGTTTTCAGTGGCGAGTAGTTTGGCGAGAGTGCCTTTGACTTCTTGTACGGTCATGCTTTCTTTGTGTATGAATCTATTATACCCACCCACATGACCCGTGGAAGGGTTAGGGTGCCACTTTATAGACTGTCCTGCTTCATGGTGCTGAAGTCACCGATCTTGTCAAAAGTGACCACAGTATCAAACTTGTCCAGAAGGATATCACCCTTGTGACTGATCACAAATAGGTTGGTCCTATCGTCCATACCCCTCAGAATCTTCATCAGTTCCTCTGTAGCAGCAGTATCAAGAGAAGAATCGAATACCTCGTCAAGAATGAGGAGATTGGTCGATGCAGAGTTTTTCATCTTGGCAATGTCACGCCAGCAAAACAGTAAAGATAGGTCAATTTTCTGCTTTTCACCCTCTGAAAACGATGCATAAGAGAACTCATCACGGTAGCGTGACTTGATAACTTCATTGAATTCTTCATCCAATGTGAAGTTAACAAAGAAGTCCATGAGTTGCAGATATTTATTGATTTGATTGTTAAAAATAGGCACAAACTTACTGATAACCTTACTTTTAATACCACTGTCCCTGAGTAAGGAGGATACAATTTTCAGGTTATCAAACTCCTTACTGACACCAGCACAACGCTCTATATTTTCACTATATTCTGCCTCGTATTCGTCTAATCTTACCCTCTCACCATCAATATCTGGGGTCTCTTTGTTTACCTCGGCCATGATGCTTTCATTCTCTTTAAGCAGTCGTGATACCTGCTTACCAATGTTAATATTATCACTCTGTAACTCAATAATTGACTGCCCATAACCCTTCATGTCACGCAGTTTGTCATAGATGAGACCGACTTGCTCATCGATCTTTGTATAACCTTCATTATACTTAACACGACGTGACTCAGCATCCACAAGTTGACGATGCTTATGCTCTTCTTCTAGGTCTTGACTACATGTTGGACACTTATCATGCTTGGTATAGAACTTATGATCTTTCTCTGCCTTGTTTTTATTCTGCTCAATCTTAGATCGCATGTCACGGAGACTATCATACTTCTCTTGCCATGAAGATTGGTCTGTAATACTTTCAGCAAGCACACCCATCGAGTGATTGTTTTCTTCATGACGCTTATTCAAACTTACTATATTATCTTCGTTGTTATTAAACTTTGAGTGCAAACTTTTAATAACGCCATCCTGTAACTCAGTGAGTTTGTGGATAGATGTACGTTGATGATTCAGTTTTGTCTCACAGATCTCCAACACATGCTTACATGATGTGAAATTCTCTTTATTATCCTTGACTCTATCCTTCAGGATAGTATTCATCTTAGAAAAGATTTTGATGTCGAGCAGGTCTTCTACCACCTCTCTCCTATGTGTGGCAGGAAGTTGCATGAAAGGCACAAATGTACTGCTACCTAGGATAACAACCTGTGTAAATGACTTGTAGTTAAACTTGAGGATGCTCTGCTCTAGATATTTCTGGTAGTCTTTTTGGGCAGCGTCTTGATCAAGCAGTTGTCCGTTTCTAAGGACCTTAAAGATGCCTGGTTTGATGCCTCTAATGACATGATAATTTACTTTACCAATAGAAAACTCAACCTCCACACAGCACTCTTTCTCATTGACGCTGTTGACCAGTTGAGACTTATTAATTTTACGAAAAGGTTTATTGAATAGCACAAAACACAGGGCATCCAACATAGTGGATTTACCTGCGCCATTAGATCCGATAACAAGTTGCGACTTAGACTCATTGAGAATCATTTCCGTAAAGGTATTACCTGTACTTAAGAAATTCTTCCAACGAATCTTTTCAAATACAATCATTTATCTTGTAGTGGCGGAATAACAAATTCATCAGCATCAATAATGGTAAAACGATACCCATATTGACGACAGTTTTCTTTGACAGTATCTTCATCTACCTCCGTGACGGTGAGATCACGGGGGTATTCATCTGCCTTCAGTAGCACATAATAGCGTTCTGCATCGTCCTTGTCAACAAACAACTGGACTACCCTCTCCACTGATTCGTCGTCTCTGACAGCGTATACACCACCTGATTTATTGTCAGTTAGGACAAACATTAGACCTCCAACGCTTCCACATATAGGGATTTTAAGATACCAAAAATCTCATCGTGATTTTTATACTCAGAGACACATGATTCTAGGATAGAAAGAGTGTCTTCAACCTCAATCTCTTCATCAATTTCACCCAACTCTTGAGACATGTCTTCGACAATCTTCAAGTCTGCTAGGTCAACCTGCTGAAGTTTCCTTATACACCGATCAAACTTAACTTGATCCTTTTCTTCTCCCACAACCAGTTTAACGTATGTCCCTTCTAACTGTGAGAAGCTAGAGACATCAATATCATCAGTGTAGTAGACCTTACTAAAAGTATTATAGGGATTTGCAATGAATTCCATTGACAAATCATCTGTATTTAGGACGTGGAATCCACGTTTGTACCCGTAATCATTCCAATACAGTTGATAAGGATTACCCAGATACTGGATAGGACCTTGCTTACTCTTCATATGATAGTGACCAGAGCATGTCATGTCAAACTTCTCAAAGGGAGATGGATCAAGACCATGGTCCATCTTAAGACCAGGGATAACTTCAAACCCATTCAACTCAAGGTGTCCTAAACACACAGATGCTTTAGATGCCTTGACCTTTTTCATGATATGCTCCTGGTTTTCAGGACAAATCCATGGTAGAAGAAGGAAACTCCTACTGCCAAACTTCTTAGCAGTGGGCTCGGTAATGATCTCGATGTTGTTGTAGTCACCTAGCAACAGATCAGGTGCATTTACCTTGAGAGTATTCTTGTAATAGATGTCATGATTACCTATAAGCATAGACATACGGATGCCTCTCTCAGCAAGTGGATCAAACCACATCTCTCGTGCTGCTTCTAATGAATTAAAATTCACATACTTTCGACGATCAAAGGTATCACCTAAGCATAAGACCTGAGTGATACCTTCTCTGTCGATGTAAGGGAGGACTACATCTTGATAAAATTTTCTATAAAGTTTTTGAAAGAATTGATTGTCATTCCTGACACCAAAGTGCTGATCAGTTATCAGTAGGATTTTCATTCTTTTTACCAGTTTCTAGATCACGAAGACGTTTCCGCCAATAACCACGGTCATTACTATCTTTACAAGGATTGTCTCTATCTTGAGTATCGTGAAGATCATCAAGTCCTTCTTTAGATTCCATTTTTGGCATAGAGTTAATTACGCATGTTGGTTTCGATGCGACTCTTGATGGAATTCATATCAGCATGATTGTCATTCTCATCTGAGTGGAAGACCTGATCGTAACCATTCTTCTCGATAAGTTTATCACGGATATCCATCTGACGCTTTTCCTTAGCAATTCGTCGCAAGAATGCATAGTAAACGATTTGCGTGAAATATGCAAATGGATTCTTGCTCTTAGCGGGATCGAAGTTATCGATGTATTGGACACAATTCTCTACACCATCGGAGATCATGTCCTCCTTATACATGTAGTTAATAAAATTAGGTCTATACGACAAGTGTACGGCAATCTTCAAGAAACAGTCTCCTAGGTAATGAGTGATCCTAGGTTTCACTTTATCTTGTATCTTAGCAATCGCAACAAGGTCTCGATACTTTACGATCTCCACAAGAAACTTTTTGTTGTCAACGTAGTGTTGCTTTTTCTTAGGAGGCATTAAAGTCATATTTAATTTTGCTCACAAATACATTATAAAGGTTTATGTATCATAAGTCAAGCTTGACAACTCTAAGAATAATCATTATACTCAACCATGTAAGGGTTGAAAACAATACTACTTAGAGTTCTTCCATTGATCCTCTAGTTTCTTTCTCATCTCTGAGACTTTACCGATTAGACCCATATTTTCATTCATGGGTACACCAGGATCTACATCATCCATTAGTTTACCGTCCTTTCTCCACCACATCTTATACAGCATGATTGCTTCGGTGGACATCGGGGCAATGGTTACAATATCTGGCTCTTGGATAATGTAGAATTCTTCATCTGACCATAGCATCCACTTAACGAATCCTGCAGCTAGTCCCATTTCACCATCAGGTTTCTCTATAGGGGTGAGTGTAGGAGACAAAGGATCAGACACATACACTATTGTGCAGTTGTCTTCATTCGTGGCAATCATTGTACCTATTACTTCCTCGCCAGTTACTAACTTGACGACTCCGAAAAATTCATTGTCGTGACGGATGTAGTTAATCATTGTCGTAGGTTTACCTTAGTGATTTCATAATCAAATTTCTCTTCCTCATAGATTTTCAATCTTTCAATGAGGTGACGGAGAGTATAATTGTGTCTATTACCTCGGGAGCAGTCATCAGCAATGTCATACAACACCGCTTGTGCTTTGTTATCTCCCTTACGCAAGACACGTCCAATAGACTGGAGGTTTCTTACTCGTGATTTGGATGGACTCGCAAAGATTACATTATGTAGGTTGCGAATGTTAATGCCTGTGGAGAATGTGCCGTAGGATGCAAGGATGATTGCATCTTTTTCCAACTCACATATTTTGCGAGCCTCTTCTCTTTCAACAGCATCTACACCACCATGAATAAAGAAGATCTTTCGATCTTTACTCACCTTAGTATTTAGCATCTCCCATAGAGGGTCACCGTGCTTCTCGATGTAGTTGAATAGGATGAGTGTATTGCCACCTATGTCTTCTGCTAGGTTACAAATTAGGTTATTTCTCTTGGGGTGTGATACTATATAATCCATCTCTTGCTGATAGGTATCAAATGGGACATGACCATGCTGCAGCAGAAGGCATTTTACTTTCAGTGGTGTCAGCTGTCCCTTTTTCATTAGATCGACAGTTGTGGTCACCCTATCACAGCGTCCGAATAGACCCTCCAGCACCAACTGATGACTATACATACCGTCTAATGTACCAGTCAACCCGATACGATAGCGAGCATCGTGACATTTATTCAGAATACCTGATAGACTCTTCGCCTTATACAGGTGTGCTTCATCGCCAATGATTACATCAAACCTTTCAAAGAATTTCTTAGGCTCTTTGTATATACTTTGCCATGTAGAGATGACTACAGGTGCTTCTACATACCTCTCCTTTCCACCCATGATCTGATGGACATAATGATCTGCTTTCCACCCGTAGTCTTTGAAGTCTTGCGTTAACTGTGAGACTAGAGAGACTGTAGGTACAATGATTAGGATCTCACGCTCCGCCTTAATGTGCCAGCGGACCAGACCATAAATGATCAGCGACTTTCCAGATCCTGTAGGCGAGAGTAGTAACTTGCGACGCTGCTTAATTGCCGTGAAAAGTGCTTTGAGTTGGTAGTCGCGAATCTTAAATGGCAGTCCCAAAGATCTAACAAAAGACGCCACTGATTCTGGTGATACATACTCCTCTTCCTCGTTTGGTATACCAAAGAATTTACTATCTTTGATAGCGTATTCATACCCCCTCTGGTCGAGATACTCTAAAAGGTAATCGTATAGACCGACATAGATCTCTCCTGTCCCTGGAGAGTACAATCGGATCTTACCGTCCCATACTTTTTTCTTATACTGTGGCATGAATTTAGCACCAGGCACTTCAAACTGGAAGTGCTCGCTTAATTCTTTATGGATGTGTTGCTCGCCTTCGACTTTTAGAAAAACTTCGTTTTTCTTCTCGATAGTAATCATCTGATTCCATAATACTTCACAATTTCGATAGTATTCTTGATTGCAAATCCACGGCTGTCGATTTGTTTAAGTATCCTATCAATACAATTTATACAAGTTTCAAGATAGTCTATTTTCTGTTGTGCTCTAGTGAGGTCTGGGTCACTATCAATGTACACATGAAGGTCACCCTTGAGGATCTTGAGTGCAAAAGGTTTTTCTTTATAGACTGTGGCAGATGCTTTACCAGAATAATATTCAAACTTCTCACGCAGTAATACCTTGCGCTTTACCTCTGCTTCTGATAGCATGAGTTTGAATTGATTAACAAATTGCAAATACTTTGCATGGAGTCTGGGTGTTTCCATACTGTCGTTTGCCAACAGCTCAGGTAACTCCCTGTGATCAAAGAATCTTTCAGAATCCTTTGCCCACATCTCCTCAATTTTTTCTAGATTCATTAAGTAAGTCGCTTATCACGGGTGAAGGTGGTGGTCTCTTGTATCTCCATACGCATGTAGTTGAAAGTAACTTGCGCCATGGCATACTCTGTGCCATCTATTGTAGCATTAAATTCTAGTGCATTCAACCCAGTAGGAATCAGACCCTCAAACTGGACGTTGAAATTCATTTTGAAATTACTGTTGAGCACAGTCAGTGTTGCATCAGCATATAGATCATCATTGCCAAAGAGTGCCATCATCTTATTCCTAAAGTCAAGTCTCTCTATAGTATCGTTTGGTGTGCCGAGAGCACGGATCCAGTTATGCATGATCATATAGTTACTTAGATCCTCATCTACTAGGAATGATAAAGTAAAAGGATCGTACGTGATAAAACCTTCCAGAGGTAGTGCTCTGAAAGGTGTAGGTTGCTGCTGAATACCCAACGTCATCGATGGGATGTTTGCAGACTGTGCGAAATATGCAACCTTAGGATACTTGGCAAGAGTAAACCTAAATCCAATAGGCGACAGGAAATTTCTGTTTTCAATTTGCTTATTCCAAGTTGCCATGTGTCATAGGATATCTTGTCCTAGTATTTATAGCAAAGTATGTATATCTAACCAGGGAAATACTGGCTCTATTACTCCGATAAGTCGAAGTAAACCCTCAGCAAAAAGTGCAAGAACAATCCAGCCAACAATGACTGAAATAATTGAAGCATTACGATTATGTTTTCGTATTGCATCATCGATCATCTCCTTGCATTTTTCTTCTGTAATATAATTTGGTTTATTCTCCACTGTCTTCGTTGGATCTGGTCCAGAAATCTTCCCAGTCTTTAGCATCACCTTCGGTGATATTTTCAGACTTTTTCTTTTCATCATCAAGGAGGTCGTCAATAAAGTCTAAGTCTTTCATTCTGAATACTCCTGTAAGTGGTCAAGTACTTGATTTAATGCATGATGGGCACCATCGTACCATTCATCATCAGCACTTCCTTCCTTGTGCTCATTATATAGTGAGGTCTTCAACTTGTATAACTTGGCAAGGAGATCAACCTTTCGCATATTAGCCCTAGGCATTTTACTTTCCCATTATACATGTATTTAACAAGAAAGCACCCACTAGGGGTGCTTGTAAAGGGTTTACTGTTAGGGCACTCTCACATAAGTAACTCCTTACAGATTTTCTTGCATGATGTTTGACTATTGATATCGCACTCAATTAGACATTCATAATAATCATTCAAGTTTTCCTCCTCTACAGTTTCCTGAAAGTGTCTCCACTCGTTGAGTTGATTTCTTGATGTTAGACTGTGCATTTACCATACCTCTAAACGTTTTGCGTTACATAATTAAGAAAGGTTTGGGCGCATTTGATCCTCCGATCTGCTACTACTACTTATGTTTGTTTTGATATCGTAATATACTTTTCTTACAACTTAACGTAAGTATACACAGACAAAAAAAGACCCCCCTTGCGGGAGGTCTGAAAGGACATGTTGGGCAACCAGCGCCACAACATCCAGAATCACATAAGGTTAGTAACCTTAACACGCCTGTAGTAACGGTTGGCGTTAGCGGTGAGAGCACCTTGACCTTGGGAAAGACCTTCAGCGAATGGGTTAGCAACCATTCCGTAACGAGTCTTAAATCCAATTTTTGGTTGGAAGGTATCAGGTCCCACAGCGCGGACCATCTGGAGGGGCACATAAGGGCAGTAGAAGAGACCTGCGTCATAAGCACTGCTGCCTTTGTAACCAGCCACATAGAAGTGAGCGTCGGAAACGTTAGCAGAGTAAGGATCGACGTAGACCTTAATACGACCGTTAAGCGTACCAGCAAGGGTGCTGCTGTTGTCATCGGGCAGTAACTGAGCGTTACCAGACAGAGCAGGGGTGTAGTCAAGCACACCAGCCATGGACAGAGCGGAAGCCACATCAGCAGAGCAGATGAGGATGTTGCCCTTCCCACGACGAGTCTCGTGACCAATCGCATTCATGTCTCTCTCAATTTGGAAGAGAAGACCTTTGAATTTCTCAACTGACCAGCGACCGTTGGAGTCAACGTCGAGGTCAAACACACCTGCAGTTGCAGTGTTGTTTTGAGCACCAGGACGAGCAATCTTGTAAACAGTACGGACAACCTCACGGTTGATCTCTGCCAGCACTTCAGTGCTGAGGATGTTTGCAAGCTCGCTTTCGGCATCCAAACCATGGACTGCCTTAAGGTCCTGAGCAAGCTCAAGACTGTATTCTGCTTTCAGAGCTCTTGACTTCGCAGTAACGGTGACCTTCTCAATCGAGAAGCCCATTTCGTTGAAGTGGTTAGAAGATCCATCACCCAGTGTTTCAGACTGAGCAGTGGTCATGCCCTGACCGCCGACCGTGTACTGACCAGCACCATCAGCAAGCAGACCAGGATTAGATCCAGTCTGAGTGTTAGATGCAAGACCGTTTGCACTATTCTCGGAAGAATGCTCGGAGTTAACTTCGTTGAAGAAAGTCTCAACGCCGCTGTTGTTGATGTCTCTGTTGGTGCCCGTTGTGGAGCGCATTGCAAAGATCAGTCCAGTAGGACCAGTCATTGGTTGCACGCCGCAGATGTCATAAGCAATAAGCTTAGGCATGGAGCGTCTGATCAGAGAGATCAGCACAGGGTCGAAACCTGCAACAGGACCAGTGGCAGTACTGCCACCTGAGAATCCAGTGCCGCCCATTGAGTTAGTAGGAGCTGCTTCTTGTACAAGACCGCGCTCTTCTAGGAGGAATTTTTCTTGGTTCTCCAGGAGGACTGAGGTAACCGCCTTTCTGTATGTATCCTTAATAGGATCGAGCTCACTGTGCTCAAGAATGGGGTTCCACTTTTCCTGGAGGTGTTCTGCGTTAAACATTTTGTCTCTTAGGTTAAATGAAAGGGTAAATTACTTATTCCAGCGGGAAATTGCTTGGGCATATGCTGCCATAGCATCTCCAACAGGACCGTTCTCAACTTGGACATCTTCAGTGACAGTAGTCACTTCAGGCTTAGTGGAGAAATACGATTCACGGAGGGTAGAGACCTTCACACGGAAAGACTCTTCATTTTCAAACTCAACAGCTTCCGCTAGGGATACAATCTTCTCGCGTTGAGCGAGTGATAGTCCCTCAGCGATCTCTGTCACAATCCCATTCTTGATATAGGTGCCGACGCTCTTATTAAGCTCGACATTTTCTTCAATAGACTCGTTGAGTTTTGTTTCCATTACATCGAGTTGTGTCTGAATTTCTTCTACAACATCAACTTTTTCTTCGGGGAGATCAATATAGTTCTCCACGAAAACTTGCTTGAGACCTGCAAGCATGGACTCAGCCATTTCGGTTTTGATACCCTGCTCAATGGCGAGCTCATTCTTTGTCATCCACTGACCAACAGCATAAGTCAAATACTCATCGACTTTTTCTGCGAGGTCGGACTTAACAGACTCAATTTCTTCTTCAAGGACTTTTGCATAGTCCTCGTGCATACGCTCCAACTCTTCGTTGATGCGTGATACGACTGCTGCTTCAAAGATCGTTTTTGCTTTCTCTTTGAATTCTTCAGTCAGCTCTTCACCTTCGGTAAGAGCAGCAACATCAGCAGAAAGATCTACTTCAATTACAGTCTCCTGAGGCTCTTCAGCAATCACATCGCCCTCGGGCTCGTGACCTGCCTTCACATCACCCTTAGCAGCAAATTCTGCTTTTCCGCCAGAGGCGTCAGAGGGTTTTGTAGTTGGGGCAGCTGCATTTCCACCAGCAACAGTCTTATACTTATTGCTGTCATCTGTGGGTTTGCTATTCTGTGGTGTTGGACCACCGAGATCTTGTACTCCAGCGAGACTACTACCGTCAGCGCCCAATTTGGGCATAGGGTCGGCAGGTTTTGCGCCAGCGGTTACACTCGATTCATCCAGAGTTGTTTCAATCTCTTGTGACATTTTGTCTCCTGGTTTACAAACGTGCGATATTTGCTATAGTTATTTATAGATTAAAGATTTTTGATGAAGGAGTGAAACGCGGAAAGTTTCAACTCATCCAACTGAGAACGGTGGGCGTTATCAATTCTCTGTTTAATCTGCTCGATTCTTTGCTCTTGGATTGCGCCTCCAGCATAGACCCACTCTTTTCCTTCCATGATGCCATTGACAAAAGCGTCGGGGGCAGAAGGATCTGCTACGATATCCGCAGCAGTGGCAAGCATAAAATCATCAGCGACGATTTTAATACCACCTTCTTCTTTAATAGATCCGAGACCTCTAGAAGATACACCTAGTTTTACACCTTCGTCAAGAAGATTCTTCGCGATGTTGCCCATAGGGGTATCGAGAAGTCTTGCCTTACCTACGAAGTTATTGCCTTCTCTATGCAGAGAAGTAATTAAATGAGACACGCGGTCAAGATTAATAGTAGGACCATCAGGATGACCCAACTCACCTAGTGCGCGACCTTTGGTGATGTATTGCTCGTTGTATTTAGCAACTTCACGCTGCAAAGTTTCGGCGCGATACATGCGACCATTTCTATTTTTGATTTCACCCTGCAAGAAGACACCTTCGATAAAATGGCGCTTTTGTCCATTCTTACCTTCGGTAATCGTTACCTTTGCGGATTCAATCTCCTCCCTGATTAGTCTCATCTGTAGTTTCCTCTGGTGGTGTATCAGTTACTTCGGTCTCTGCAGATGCTTCGACTTCAGATTCGGTATTGGGGTCCTTAAACATTGAGGACCCAACCTCTTGCTTCTTAGCGTCAATTTGATCAACCGCTACTACTTTCATAGCAGAATCCACATAGTCTGATAGGTCTTTTTGACCTGCAAACAATGCGTTGACGATCTCAAGCGCGGATTGCGTTGGCATAATTATTTAGAATTCAGTAATACTATTTAGAAGTCTCCTTTTTTACGATCCGCCTGATCGATTCCACCCTGCGCGTATTGATCCATAGCTTGTTGCTGAGGATCAACTTCTTCAGGTTGGAGTGACATTGCCATTTGCTCGACTTCCATTTGAGGCAATGTCATTGGATCGATAACCTTACCGTCTTTAATCTCTTGCGCCATATCCTTATCGATGTCCTTGAATAGGGCATCAGGTTGCTTAAGAATCTGACGACGCATGTATTCTAGTGAGAAGTATTTACCCACATATGGATCCATCTGCTCAAGAAGTGCCATACGAGCATTCATGATCTCTTGCTCTTTCAACTCAGCGAAGTAGTTGTCGGCAACAAAATCATATTGAATATGCTCTTTTGCATCTTCCCACTCTTCAGGTGTGAAAACACCTTTCAGAATAAGTTGAGTCTTGAGCAGATCGTTAAACAGATCACCAAACTTCTTGCGGAGTCTAACGACGAATTTTTGGAATTTAACTTCGTCACGGGTGATCTCTGCAGACCTACCTACGTTAAAAGAAGAATCAGATTCCAAACGTGACTCAGGTACGTTGAGTGACCTGTAGAGTTTCTTCTGGAAATACTTAACATCCTCCAACTCACCTAGGTTTTGTCCACCTGGGAGTGTGGTGATCTCAGTGCCGCGTCCACCTTCACGTCTTGGCAACCAGAAATCTTCCAGCATAGACATGAATTTCTTGTCATCACGAATCTCACCAGTGTCGGCGTTATATACCAACTTGTTTCTATAGCGAGACATCACCTCTCTGAGGTATTGCTCTGCTTTTTGCTTAGGTAGGTTACCCACATCGATGTAGAAGATTCTACGCTCAGGTGCGCGAGAGAGACGATAGATAACCAGAGAATCCTCAATCATTCTCAGTTGATTGAGTGCTTTAATTGCTTTATGGAGGTGTGACAACACACAGTTGCGTTGCATATCAAGTTGACCTGAGTGTGCAAAAGCAATTGCATCAGGTGCAATCTTGATCCCATTATTTTCGTAACCGCGTAAACCCTTAGGGGCGTAAATATAATACTCAACTGCCTTAGGAATCAGCACGTTAACCTGTGGATCTGATGGAGATATCCGATCCTTGGGTTTATCATACTCGATAACTTTTTTGATTTTGCGAGGATCAATATACCTCAACTCTGTAATCCCTAGCGCAGGATTATCAGGGTTAATCATCTTATGGTAGAAGAGGCGACCATCGATATACCATCTACGGAAGATATCATATGCCTTTCTATCAAAATCGAGGAGTGACAATACGTTGTCAAACTCCTCTCGGATGCGAGTCTTAATAGCGTCAGACACTTTAAGATTAGAAAGCTCAATATCAACAGGGTGATCGTCAAGATCTCCAGCGATTGCCTCATTCACGATGTCATTAATTGCTGCATCCGCTTCAGGATGCAAAGACATACCTCTATACCGACCAATAAGATCGGATTCACCAGCTTTATTTGCTGAGTCTCCCAGATCTACATACTGACCGAAGTGTCCGCCAGCAGCAATCGGTTGCGCGGCATCGTCATTGTCCTTATGCACGAAAGAAGGACCCTTCTCAGAGCCCTTACTTTTCTTTCGATCTAGGGAATAACCAAATAGTTGTGACATTCAACTGTCCCTATACATTATCAATTATTTATACGCTAAGAATTTACTTATCTACAGCGTTGCCAGCGTTGTTATCGTTGGCGTATGTCCAGTACTGGACTTGGAATTCAACAGTATACTCTTCAGGAGTATCGTTGCTATCCCATGCAAGATCAATTGCACTAACGTTTGATGGCCAGATGCCAACAAACTGATACGATCTTACAACACCACCCTGTCTATCATACTGACGCACAAGTGCGCTAGACTGATACTCAGAGATATTCTTAGGTGTCTGTAGGTTTTGTTGCAGGTTTTGGATCTTAGTGGACCACTCTTCAAACTTAGAGCGCAGTGCAAATCCTTTGTCGTTAAGGACAGTAATTGTCCAAGGCTCAAAGGTTCTGTCGCCAGCGATCTTGAGTGTCCTACCTCTGTAAGGAACCTCGATCACACCCACTGTAGAAGCGGGAATGTTTGCTGCCTTCACAAGGAAGGTTGCAAGAGATCCAGATGATGCAGAAGATCCTGCTTGGGAAGCACCAGCAGTTTCCTGCTGACGCTTTTCTTGAGATGCAGGTGTGGCACCCGATGCGGGGGTGCCGTCATCTACGATGCCTGGGAAACCGATTTCAACTTGAAATAGGTTGGGGCGGGCTAGGTCCCCTATTCTGTTTCTGAAGTCAAGGATTGGTGCGTTGACCATCTTGCCTTCTGTCTGCCCTGGGTATTTGTCAGCCATTTTGGTGAAGTACTCCGATGTTTATGTAATGGGGGTTAGATGGTTAGATGATCAGGAGACGAGCTCGGTGAAGCTTGCGCCAGTCCGTGTTGCCGTGAATGTTAAGGTGATGAAGTTGATGGATCTCGTGGGTTTCACGAAGATCTCAGCATAGAATTCACCACGGTCGATTGATTCCGCAGGGTTGTTGGTGCCATCACAGACAACCAGGAAGTCAACAATACCACGACGTGATTGGACAGATCTCAGGTAAGGCTCAACGATATTCTTGAATTGTTGGCGAGTAAACTCATCATTCAATTCAAAGAGTTGAGTCTTGGCAGCGTTGCTGACTGCTTCTTCGATAACGAGGAAGAGACGGCGGACGTTGATTCTGTCGAATGCGGATTGATAACCCAGTGCAGTCTTGTCTCCGAAGAGGACCATGCCCTGACCAGGGAATGCGACGATGGGGTTAACTCTTGCTGCATAAAGCAGATCTCTATGATCCTTCAGAGGAGAATAAGCAAGTTTGATGCTGTTTCTCAGGTTACCACGGTTGAAACCAGCGGGTGAGAACCAAGGCTCTTGATTAAGAGTCGTGCTCAATACCAGACCAGCCATGTCACCGTTACAAGGAATGTAGCGATAGACATCATTATACTTGTCGTAGATATACTTGTAGTTGTTATCGAAGACAGTGTAAGAAGAGGATCCGAGTTGATCGAAGTACTCAATCGTGCGGGTCACGATTTGAGGTGTAGAAGTTTGTCCTACAATGTCACCTCTATAAGGTGAGATGAAAGCGATGCAATCCTTACGGGCATCTGCAATACCGATGATGTGTTGTGCTTTAGCGATAGTATCATTCAAACTATTCATGCCAGGACCCATCAGGATGTAGTCCAGTTGCACAGTCTCAGCGTCATTGAAGAGTGTGTATGCACCCAAGATGTTAGGACGTGAGATGGTATAACCATCAACGCCACCTTGGAGAGCGAAGCGCAACGTTGCGCGACCCTTCGTGCCAACCAGAGGCACTGCAAGAGGATTGAGACCAGTTGGGTCATCAAGGTTGTTGAGGGAGTTGTCAGACTTAATCAAGTCAAACTCTCTGTTAACACCACTCAGACCGAAACCACCAGAAGAATTAGTGTCGCGATCATAGATGTTATTAACCTCGTGTGATCCCCAATACAGGAATTGCGAGAATTGCTTAATCACCTCCTTATAGTAGATGTTGTCACCCTGAGGAGACTTAGCATCGGTTGCCTTAGACACGTTAAGGTGCTTCTCAAGGAGAGCGCCAGGGGTGCCAGTAAGTTTACCGTCGCCGTCAAGGACCAGGATGTGTAGTAGGTCGTTATAACCACCTCTGTCTTCCACCCATGCGGATGAAGTAGGACGAGGAGCAATGTTTGACCATCTCTGATTTACCCCATAAAGACGGGTGTCGTAGTCATTTTCTACTGCTGCGATCAACACAGAAGCAGCGTTTGCATCAGCAACATTCTGGTTTGCTTGGAAGTTGGGTGATCCAGGGTTAAGAGAAACTCTCAACTCTCTGCGGATTGACTCAACCTTAGCGGCATCGCCAGTTGCACTACCAGGACTGTTGCTGTTGTTTGCCAACTCAGAAATGGTATCGCCAATCTCCAGCACGTCAGCGGAGGAGGTGTCGATAGCAACTTCTAGTTTGCGAGTCTCAGGATCATAAGCAACAACGCGACCAGTAACACCACCACTAACAGCAGTGATGTAGTTGTCCTTCTCAAAGGATCCAATCAACGTAGCGTCGTCAACTACAGTGACGATAGTATCGTAGGTATAAACCTTACCGTAGATGTTTGCTGCAGAGTATGCAACTTCTGCACCGTTAGTGAATTGCCACTCAGTGCTAGTAGGTTGTGCCAAAGACAAGACCTGATCAGCACCAGCGTCGGTCATTACCACGCGGATGGAGTTGCCATGAAGACCAGCAGACTTAGCTGCCCATTTCCAGTTGTTGGCAGCAGACTCAACGTTATTCTCATACTCGTCATCATTTTTGATGAGGGGAGCAGAGATACCCGTTGCAGTGGTCTCGTTAATCTCAGTCTTCGATGCTGTAACCAATTGCAGTGCAACGGCAGATCCATCGGTGTGTGCAGCAGCAGTAGTGCCGAGCAGACCGCGAGTCACGTTAAGGTTGTTGCCAGAGACACCAGTGATCTGCATGATCTCGTCATCAACTCTAATGTAAGAGTTGGTGCCGCCACCAAGTGTAGATGCAGAGGTCACAGTCAGAGTGCCGTCTGCGTCAGTGAAGGTAGATCCTTCGTTAATAGTAGATGATGTGCCAGCAGGCTCAATCAAAGTGATTGGGGAAGCAGCAGCGTGAGATGCAGCAGATGTTGCAAGTTGACCGCGAAGCACAGTAACGTCGTTACCTGAAACTGCTTGGATAGTCAGCAATTCTGCGTCCACAAGGAGCAGATCGTTAACGTCCAGATCAGTTGCAGCTGCAACTGTCAGCGTGGTGTCGGTGCTAGTGAAGGTTGAAACTACAAATTGTGCAGTATCAATTGCGTTCTTAAGCGAGTCATTCATTGCGCGGACCACCTTCACGGTGCCGCCATACAGCAAGAATTGTGCTGCAGTAAACCAATATTCGTAATTGTACTCGTTGGGTTTGCCAAAGATCGAGAGGAGCTCACGCTCGCTCGTTACCTGAGTCATTGCCTCAACGGGACCCTTTTCAAAGGAGCCCACAATAGCAGCAACATTATCAACTGTTGCGTTGGCTACTGAGGTAAGGTCTCTTTCAAGTACAACAACCCCTGGTGAAAGTTGTGTTGATGCCATTAGTAGATTCTCCTGATTAGATTCCTAGTCGGATGCTGAAACTATTTAGAATAACAGCGTTTTTCAGAGGGTAAACACGACGAAATCACCAGTCAGGATACTCTGTATCCCACTTCTTTTTCTTCTTTCTGTTAGCAGCGTTACGCTTTACTTGACACTGTTTACAGGTATAAGAATATGCTGAAACATTCTTGCCTCTATCAGGTCTAGTCTTGTAGAAATGATCTACTAATGACAGGGTGCGAAGACATTTACGACACTGCCGATCTACAAATAGAAACTCTTCTAGATCTAGGCTGTCTTCAAAGTCCATTCCTGTACTAATCTCGCAACTTGTTTTCTATCACACCCTTCAGGTGCATTCTTTATACAACGAAGAATTAATTCTTCATCGCTGATAGTTGGTTTAATAGTAAACCCCCACTTATCAACTTCACCTTCGGTAGGTGCTTCAACGTAATCAAATTCGCTACTCATTGGTAATCCCACATATACGACATGTCGCCATACTCAGCAATAGATTCTCTTTCTGCGTTATGCCAGGTCTGTCCTTGTGGATCTACAGTAACCTCTTCTTGGAGACCATCATCCATAAATCCAAACGGTGCCATATCTGCTTCGATTGCTTCCTTCTGCTCCAGATACATTCGCGTCCTGACATCGCTGTCATGCAGTTCTCTGAAGTAGTCTGAGGTCGCTAACCAAGAAAATATGACCAGACACATAGAGAGGTCATCATTACATCCTTCTTCGGCTTCCCATGCCTGTCCCTTCTGGATGAATGTAGTTAACTCAGCAATGATATCATAGTCAGTAAAGACAAGTTTGTCATCCTCAATCAACTGTTTCATGTTTGCACACCCAGTTTTCTTGACTGTGGTAGACATCTTGACACCTAGTTGCACCTTAGATCCAGAAAATCCCTGACCAACAACCTGCCCAGCACGTCCACGCATGGATGACATCAGGAGGTTATCATACTCCAGATCAAACTGCATAATATCTGCTACCTGCCCACCAATATCATTAACTTCAATCAGGGTATATGCATGATTGTAACTCGTGACTACCTGATGAATGATGTTGGGGAAGAGTAATGGTTTAATTTTATTGTTTCTATACTTTGCTACTAACTTATACGGGATCGTGGTAGTATCAAATACACAGAACGCTGAGTAATCTTTAGTTATACCACGAGCAACGTCCACAGTACATACATAAGTATGTTCGGGTTTAGGCTCTTCAAACACATCTAGTCCTTGATTGGACTTCACAGGATCATCGTATACCAAAGTTTTTAGTTTAGATGATGTGATGAGAGTATTAACCGAACCTAGAAATTCACATTCAAATTCCTGATTAAACTGCTCTTCGGACGTGTTACGAATAGTCTGCTCTTTCCATGCAGCATCTCTACCAGGCACCTCTGACCAGTGGACTTCTGTGGTAGTGTATTCATTCTTGCCCTTCTCTGCGTCATGCCAGAGTTTGTAAAACATATTCATCCCCTTGGGCGTGGAGATGATGATTACTTTGGTAGATTTACCAGAACTAATAGTAGGATACACAGAGCTGAAAAACTCGTCAGCAATATGCGTTGGTATAAAGGCGAATTCATCCAGAAATATGATGTTAAAAGACATACCACGGACGGCAGAAGCTGAAGTAGAAGCAGCCATAATCTTGCTTCCGTTTTCCAATTCGAGACTGCCCCTGTTCCAGTTGACAACTCCTTGTTGGAGCCAGTTTGGGAGGTTTTCATAGGATAGTTGCAAGCGTTGTAACATTTCTCGTGCCGTTGCTGCCTTGTTAGCAAGGATTGCAACGTTAACATTATCATTAAAAATAATATACCACAGCAAATATGCAGTAACAACAGTTGACTTACCTGACTGTCGTGGCAGTTTTGCTATATTAAATCTATTTGCATGGAATCTTTCTACCATCGACTCTTGAAAGTCGTATAACTCAAATGGAATCAGACCACGATCCAGCGAGATGATTTGGATATAGTTTTTAATAAAGTAGACAGGATCTTTAGAGCACTTGATAAACTCTTTCACCTGATCATCGGTGAAACTTTGTGCTACGTTAGCTCTTTTTAGGTTGGGATTACCTAGATAGATTTCATTTTGACTCATGTGGAAATGGTCTCCTGTTTTTTTCTTGTCCTTTTGCGTGTGCTTCTACAACCTCTTCCTGTCCAGGACAGAATTGAAAGACTGCGCTATACCTAGCAGCATATGGACAATGCTTTGTTGGTGCTCTGCCCCCATGGGGGACTAATCCTGGGAATATTACAATCCTTCCTGGTTTAGGAATGACTGTATCTGTGATTCGGTCGCCCATCATGAAGATAGTTTCACCGCCCCATTCAGGTATCCATGCCCTGTTAGTGTAGACAAGGAAACTTAATGCGTCTATTTCTTCCCCATCACAGTGGATAGCAGGACTATCACCAAAACGGAAAGCATTATAAACGACTCTGTGAAATGCAGGAATGGGTATCCCAGCGCGAAGAAATGCATGGTTTATACAAAAGAAATCAAACTCCCCATAGTTGGGGTAGTCGATTGCTCTACCTAGTGAATAAGTGGAAAGGTTATCGTCTGGACTATCATCAAAGATGAGTTGCCATCCGTCAAAGTTGGTGAAGTATGTATCCATATAAAGGATCTCTTCATCTGTGAAGAGATCATCAATGACCATCACCTGATCATATTTAACAATATCCATTATTCAACTAACGTACCGTGCGCCCTCCGTATCTCTTTTAGTGCTTCGAGATTCATATCCTTAGTGCCACCATCATATGCGTGAGCATATCCTTCAGTAATCATTTGCTCGTTAAGGGACACATTGTCGTCCCCAATGTAAAGCCAACCCAGAAGACGCCCGTATTTCCCAGTGCCACCAACAAGTTCAGTCCTAACAGACAACTCATCATCACCAGCCAACGTGCCTTCGAGTTTTTCTTTGAGCCAGTTGGTTGCGTCGATTCCAAGTGCTTTCTCCTCTAGGTTCCTCGTCCTTTTCTCTGGCGTATCAACTCCAGCAACTCTAACTCTTTCTTTCTTGTATAGATCAAACCCGAGGTCAATAGTGACATCGATAGTATCGCCATCAAGAACACGATTGATCTCCGTCACTCGGAAGTTGTAACAACTTTTCCTGCTTGGGGGCGTCAGTCCTGCCATTTTCCAACTCTGCAAATGCTATTCTTAATATGTATATAACATAACCCAATGCTAATCCAACAGCAATAATTACTAGAATAATTACTGACCATACAGGATAACCTGGGATATCAAGAGGACGCAATAATAAATTCATTTCTTAAGATTGTGAAGCGAATAATACTCGCTAATGGCTTCATCGATAGTCTGTGCGATCTCCATATTCTTCTTCCCTTTCATCAACATCTGCATATGCATTAGTCTTAGCATCTACAGAGGACATCTTCAGTATAATGAATATGATTGCCACAGGGGCTAAACATAATAGAAATTTTACATTCATTCATCAACATCCATATAGCGAAATTTGTAGTCCAATACTCCTTTATACAACTCATCTCTAAGTATGCGTAAGTGCTCCTGCTCCTCATAGGGACGAGCAGGAGCACCTGGCCACAACCTTATCGTTTCACACACACAGTGATAAAGTAAATATATGTCTTCAATATTCCATTCATAACCAAATTTACCTTCGTCATCCTTCGGATCGAATTCCATGTTTTTTAGTGAATGGTTCCCAATGACTCCATTGGTATTCGTGGACTGCCCACATTCCTATAATAGGGACAAAGACTAGCGTCCATGATAGGATGGCAATAGTCCACCAAGTATTTAGTAACCATGCAGAGAATTGCCCTGCAGTGTGGAAAAAAGTCATAGAAAATACTTTGATAGAACGTCTATACGCTCTTGCTCGTGAGCAATAACGTCTAATTGATCTTGAATAGCAGCGAGCACATCAGGGTGCTCACCAATACCTACTGGATTCTTAAGGTAGATCTCACAATTGAGTCGTGCCTTTTCGATGTTACCTTCAGCATCAACGCGAAGTGCTTTAAGAATTTCGTTTCTCATAATTAATTTTTAATGATAGGCATTTTCTAGTCCCCATGTAACAGAATACACTACTACCGAGATAATTGCAATTGCTTGTACCGCTAACCCCATTTTTTCCATGGATCCTCGTTATGTAGGCAAGAATTTGGATGTACCCACCCTTTATTTAATTCTTTTAGATCTTCACGGAGCCTTTTATTTTCGAGTTTCAACATATAAATCTGTTGCTTTAACTTTTCAATTGGGGTCATACCTTTTTTTCCAAATCTCCAAGAAATACCTATCAACTTGATACAAGTCAGATTGGTGTGGTGGTAATCTATCTAGGTCTTTAGACCATAACTCACATATAGATTTCATTTCTGGATTGATGCCATTTGGTCGAAACATTCTACCAAAGGATGACATAGCAAACGCATACCTCATCCTAATGCGTTGATCGGTTAGGGGCATGGTGCTAATGATCGAAAGATTTTAGAGCACGTATCAACAGCAACTCTTGATCCATACACATTAGAGAAGATATATGCTATGCCTAACTTGGAGCAATACAATTCTAACTCTTTACATGATGTGACATCAGCACTACTGAAATCAATGAGCACATCTCCCTCATCTAGTAGTGGCAACAACTCATCAAGTGTATGCTCTACTGATTCAGGTGGGACAACCAGCATAAAGATACCAGATTCAGTGAAAGGGACGGTCTCTCCTGACTTAATTCCATAGATTAGTTTTGTCTTAATCTGGGAAACTAGAAGTGGAATACTGGTGGTGCATCCACTAATGTATCCAGAATCATACTGCTCGCTTGACATGTCATAATTTCTTTGGTAAGAAAACACATCAATATTATCTGACATCATACGGCGAGCAATGCTCTCGCCCATACGACCCAGAGTAATCATCCCAACTTTCATAATGTTAAACTGTGGAGTTTGCAGATTCCCAATCCTTCTGGAATTGATCAAGTCCCTCACGAGTCAAGACGTGATCATACATCTTCCAGAAGATCTTAGGTGGCATAGTAACGGTACTAGCCCCATAAGTATAGCACCTTGAGACGTGATGCACATCCCTCAGGGACGCTGCAAGGATCTCAGTGGGCATCTGTTGCACACTAAATGCATTAGCAATTGCACGGACCAACTCAATGCCACTGAATGAGTTATCATTACAACGACCAATGAAAGGAGACACGTATGCTGCTCCTGCCTTCGCTGATATCAACGCCTGCGCCACTGAGAAGATCAAAGTGACATTAACCTTAACACCTTGCTCTGAGAGGATCTTACATGCCTTCAGTCCCTCAACAGTGCATGGGACTTTAATTGTAATTGCTTTGCCTAATAGAGCGTAGTGGACCGCTTGCTTAATCATTTCGTCAGCTGTCTCGGCAACCACCTCCGTGGAGACGCTAATTAGGTTTGGACATTCTTTCAGTAGTCTTGATGCTACATTATAAAGAGTATCACCCGATCTCAAAATTAGTGTCGGGTTTGTTGTAACGCCATCGATTAAACCTGTGCTATATGCCTTCTGAATTTCAGAGACATCCGCAGTATCTAGAAATATTTTCATAATTTAATTAGACTGTAGCTATGTAGGGGGTTTATGCTACTCCAACATATTCAAATATCAAGTTTTCCTAACTCCTCTAATGCATCCTTTCTTGCCTTAAAAGCACCGTCAATAAAACCAGCACGATATTCCCAAGTCTGTCCACCATCTTTCCCTTTCATAGGATTGATGCAGGTGGCGTCTCCATTCTTATTGCAGACAAGACCAGCAAGATCTAATTCACTTTTAGCATATGATGATGCTGTGCCTCGGAACACATGCGTACCATTAATCCAAGTAGCACCACATTTAGGACATTCCTTTCTCTCTAGTTTGAGATCAGACAGTTCTTTAGTCATGATTTAGCAATTCCAAGCTCTTAAAGATTTATTTATTCTACTATCTGGATCAGATGCTGTCTTCTTAGATGTGAGTTTCCTCTTCATCCCCGACATCCTCGCGCAAAAACTCGCTCTACGAGGGTTCCCAGTTTTCTTTGAAGGTCTTTTAAGATCGCTTCCTGGGTTTTCACGCTCATACGACTTTCTACCTTTTTCATTCAGTCCACCTTCACTATTTTTACCTGACTTTTTCTGCCAGTCTTCAGTAATAAATTCATCGAAGGATTTCATTCTTCTTTATTGTTAGGGTTGTTAGCACAATTCTTCTCATGCTTATCCATCCACGTCTTGGGACGTTGGTGTCCAATGGGCACTGTGATGCCACAGTATTGACACTTCTTAGTTTCAGCCATAATGATACGCTCCTTTAGTAGTTTTCTTAGGTAGTTTACCACTTCTAGCTTTGGTGCCAGAAGTTTCACCATACCCTTCAGGATGTTTGCCTGCTTTGGTCTTACCAATAGAATCAGACTTTGCTTTGCTACCCTTCTCAGTATAGTGAAGTTTAGCAGACTTGTCCTTGTCCTTGGTGATCACGGATTCTTGCCCGTGCTTGCGTCCCATGCGACGCATAACTTTACCGAATCTGCGCTTACTCATCTTATCAGGTTTTGATGTCTGATAGGAAACCTCTCGACCAGTTTCTCCACTGTCATACTTGTATTCGCCCACGCCTTTCTTGTGACCGATACCATGCTTCTTCATATCCTTTTCGAGACCTTTACGTCCATCACGGTTCTTTTTTTCGTCAGACCCCCTGTCAGCACTGATGTGTCCAGTAACCTGAGTCTTTGACTTTTGCATCATACGACCAGTACGATTACCTTCTGCAAGGAATGCACCGAATGAAAGTGTAGACACTTCCTCACGCTTGATACCACCGATCTTATCGAGTGCTTTACCGATTGCTTTACCGATCTTGTCGCGCTTACGCTCTTTGGGTTTGATATTAGCACCCAACTTATTCAATCTGCTAGTAGCAGTGCCAGACTTTGCTGCCTTCTGACGTTTGGAATAGTCCATGTAGGACTCACCAGATTTCAGTTTCTTAGGATCTGCTTTAGGTTTTGCTGCATCAGCACGATCTTCACGAGCACGAGCATTAGCACCAGGACCACCCAGTTTCTTATCCTTCTCAGGATCTGGATGCCACATGTCAGCACGCTCAGTGATAGACTCTTCACCCAGTTTGCGTGCTACGTTACGAGCACCACGGGAAAGGGATCTTGCACCAGCACCAACTGCTTTCTTGATACCACGCTTCAGTTTGCTACCAATTCTGCTGAGTAGACCAGGCTTCTTAGGACCTGAATCACTACTGCTAGAAGAGGAGTCACTGCTACTGCTAGAAGAGGAGTCACTACTTGAATCGCTAGAAGAAGAGGACGATTGGGTGGAGTTATAACCACTCTTAGCGGCACTACCCATGTCTTTCGCGAGATTTTTCGCGTGTCCTGCTGCCTTACCAGCAACTGCAGCACCCTTAACAGCACCCTTACGTGCCAGTTTAGCGCCAGTCTTAAGACCAGACTTCAGTGCAGACCCAATTTTCTTAGCGGCACTCTTAACTTTAGAAAGTTTATCGGATCTTGATGAAGAACCACTTCCGATACGACTCCTCGCTTCAGCACCAGCATCCTTGCCAGCACTCTGACCTTCACCAGAAGCAGCAGATGCCTTATCCTTCAAGCGAAGAGCATTGACCTTAGCGGGACTGGTAACCTCAGTAAGTAAACTCAGTGAATAGTCAACAGACTCACAGAGCATATTTGAGACGCTATCAATATCTCTACCTTCTGCCATCTCCTCAACAAAGACTTCTGCCACGATCTCTTCAATAAGAGTATCGCTAAGGAGTGAGACCTCCCAATCATTCAATTCAGCAAAGATGTCAACTTGATTCCAGAGACTTTCTTTCTGTAGTTTAGCGGCTCTCTTTGCCTTAGTCTTAGCAAGGATACGTGCCTTTGCATCAGATGCATCTTGCTTAGAAATCATACTCACTGCGCCAACCTTCTTGTCAACGTCACCAGGAGCATAACCTTCTACTTCAAGAGTCTTAGGGTAATCCTTAGATCCTTTCTTAGCAGGTTTCTCACCACGCTTACGCTTGGCATGAATATTTGCCCAGAGACCTGGCTTATTTCCTTCATTTGCAATACCGTCCTTTGGCTCAATGAAAGGACCTTCCTCTTCCTTAATTGCTTTGTCACCATGCTTAGCACGGATGCTTGCCTTTACTTTCTCAAGTGCAGACATACCATCATACTTTTGCCCAGGCTTCTTACCGAATGTATTAGGTGCTCCAATAGGTGCTTTATTCCTACTACGAGCACCCATACCGCCACGCTCTAGTTGACGGTCTTTCATTTTATCGGATTCTTCCTCACTGAGGGAAGCGATGTCGGAAAAGGATTTCATGTTCTTCTCTTTATTTAATTAGTGTGATCAACCACCAACCACTTGGACTTGCTCGACTACAACGTCGGCTCCTCCAGCAGTGAGTTTAACTGCACGCTTAAGTGCGGGGACAGTGCCTGCTGCAACCTTTGCAGTAGCCAGAGCATAGTCAGCACTTGCTGCACTACTGTCATAGTCAGTAGTGATTGTGGTATTAGAAACTGCAGTTACTTTCTTACCACCAGATCCAGCAGCTACAAAATCACTTGTAAACGCTGCATCACTATTTGCTTCAGTTGCAATATAATCGCCAACGGCAAACTTATGTGCGGGGGTGCCACCACCAAGGACTGTGATAACAGCAGCTGCTGCATCAGTCATCGCGTTGATTTGTGCATTCTTTGCCTTACCGCAAGACAGGAGCAGTGCTTCACCTGCTGCAAGAGTTACGGCAGGACCAGCATCAATCTTGATTGTGGACGCTGACGCTGCATAGCAGCGGAGGACACCTGACTTCACCACAACGTAGCCAACGCCACTTGCAGAAATGGTTTGGGTGTCAATGACATTTAATACTGACATTGTTAATACGTACTCCTACGATTCTATTTATCGCGTTGTTGTTTTAGAAACTTGGCGAGATCTGCTGTGCTACCTACAAACATGGTATTGTTTGTAGTGTTAACTTCTTTAGTAGATCCTTTTGGATTTTCGATATCGTTGACTTTCTTTTGAAGGTCTACGAGTTTATCCGCCACGTCGCCAACGTGCTTGATCAATTGACCAGCAACCTCAAACGCACGAGGTTGATCGGATTGTTGTGCTAACTCAAGAATTCCATCTACTGCTTCCTGACCTTTTTCGATCAGAGAGTATAAATTACCACGAGTATACTCATAGTCTTTCTTCAGTTGATCCCGCGTAGAGGTAGGATCCTCTACAGGCACAATAGGTTCGGGTTTTGTTTCAGGGACGATTTCGCTAGAGACATCGAGTGCTTCCTCAATGCCGTCATACTTACTCGTCTTGTCCTGTGACTGGGTTGTAATCTTTTGCATCGACATAATGAGATGAGAACTCGGAGAATCCAAAATCGTCCGTAGGATCTGCATTGAGCGGATCTGGTTGGACGGTATAACGCAATTCCCGTGGAGCCTGACGGTCCATAGTAGTTGCATAGTCCACCTGGACCTTCTTGATGACTTCGCCACTTGCGTCGCCTACAGGACCGTACAGGTATGTCTTAGCGACAAACTGTAGGGTATATACAAGTGTGCGGCGAGTATCATAGTCACCCTCATATTCATCACTATAATCTACTGATGTGAGGGTCACAGGATAGTCTCTTTTCTCACCCAGGTCTGGGACCAGATTCATGGTGAGACTAAAACTTGGTTGGAAGTATGGGAGAATCTGCTCCAAGATTTGCAGGGAGTCGTCCTGATTCTTTGCAAGAATTGACAATTCAAAATTGATATTATATGGCACAGGCATGAAAGCCTTTGTTTCAGTGCCGTCAGATTTAGTATTTCTGATTGCAGAAATAGGTGACAACTTTCTGGTAGGATCATAGGAGATACCACCAATCTCAAAAGAGACTCTAGGAAGTGTGATCTGTGCCTGATCTTGTGCAGACAAGTCACCGACTTGACGAAGACGTGCCAAGAATTTATTCTTAGGACCATATGCCAGGGGCACCTTCATAACTTCGGTCTTCGATCCTTTAGTGCGACGAAGCTCGATGTTGTTAAACAGTGTGCCAAATCCGACAACTGTCTTTCTTATAATCTCGTGATATGTATAAGTGCCTAGCATTAAATTGTACCGCCTGAATTACCAAACTCACCAAAGGGATTACCCTCTGTGAAATCGACAATACCATCTGCCTGCGTTTCGATGGTCCAGTTGGAATCGATAGTGTCAGAAGTATTCACATTATTTAGGGTGTTGTAATTAGCACTTGTCCAGGATGCACTAGATGTATCTCCAGTGATAGTCTCAGGAATAGTGAATCTACCGTCACGATTGATGACAATTAACTTACCAGTAGCAGAGTCCCACGATTTAACATCAGCCGTGGTGTTGGAGGTACCGCCCGTAACAGTCTCACCAACGGTAAAGTCTCCTGACCCACCTGAAGCCATGGTGACGGTGATAGCGTTGGCGAAGTTGAGCTCGATAGCATCAATTTCTGCGACTCCTGTATTGATATCTTCATCAGAGTACTCAAAGAGCTCACAACGTAAACCCCAGACATGGATTTTCCCGAGTTGGTAGAAGGGAATTTCATGCTCGACGAATTGAATTTCAAAAGTTTTGTTAGCAAGGGGGAAATGTATGAGGTCTCCTTCATTTGGTCTTCCTTCTACTATAAGTGTTGCGTTGTCGTCTACTGCTTCAGTAAACCTAGTGCGTGAAATGATGAATGTAACTTGGTCGGAGATTCTGACTCCGAATTTGCTAAACATGTCGCCATCACCACGAAACCCATTGGCGTCTTCGATGTATGCTTCGAGAAGATATGCACCATTGAATGATGATAAATTGTCCTCTCCAAAAACAGTATCTTCATTAACCAACGTCCTCGGAATATAATAAACATCTTTACCGAACATCTTGATCTGCTCGACCACTAGATCTCCTACGAGATCTTGCTCCCCTGTTGTGCCTTGACTGAAGTAACTGTTAGTAGTCATCTTATCCGATCATATCTAGAGGTGGTAATTCCCATTCTGTACGTAGTTGCTCTTCAAGAGACTTGAGCTCATCTACAGCATCGTTATAAATCATCTCACCATTTAGAGACACACCACCTGGCATTTGCACTCCAGTAAATTTAGTCATATTGCTTCCCCATTGCTTTTTAATCTTAGCGGAAGCATAATCCTTGACCCACATCTGATTATAAATCTCTGTCCATGTGTCTGGATTCAGAGCACGATATGCGTGGATAACGATATACTGACCAACCAAAGCATCCATTGACCAATCAAAGTCAATATACAGTCTGTCTTGCACAGCACTATATCTGACTGGTTTCATACCTTCCAATAGGAAGTCAATAGTTTCCAGGTGCTGCTGGACCATGTAATAATTATAAAACTGAGTAGACGTAAAGTCATACAAATCATTCAGTCTCATCTGATAACGAATATCAAACATATTTCTGGTGCCCTTATCGGTAAAACCGAAGAGACCTTCTACTGAAAGAATATGCTCAGGCATTTCAATATACCCATTTGCTTCAGACCAGATATCATTACCAGCATCAGACGTTGAGTTTGTGTTGGTCTTTGCTCGGTCAACAACATCCTGTGTCAACAGATGTTTCAGATAAACTTTCTCACATCCATCATAATGAAACTGTTGGAATTTTTGCAGAGTGTAATCGATAGCATCATCGACCTGATCGTCAGAGACATTAATCTCCAAGACTGGTTTACCCAGTCTACGGAGGCAATACTCCTTTAATTCTGCTTTGGAAGTAGGTTTTGCCATTTGTTATCAGAGAGCAGCGATTGCAGCCTGGAATGCTGCGAAATCAGCAGCAGCCGCGGCGACGGACTTGAGAGTTGTGAGGGTAATAGTCTCTGCTTGTAGTGCAGAGTCAGCAGTTGTGCCTTGTGCAGCAGTAGCATAAGCGGTTGCAGCAGTTGCAGCAGCAGTGCCTAGTGTTGGTTTGCCTGTTAGATCATTATATGCACCAGAGAATAATGTAGGTTTGCCAGTTAGGTCATTGTATGCTCCAGAGAAGAGCGAAGGCAGGTTAGCAAGATCGTTGTAAGATCCACTGGTTGCTACGGTTGCCAGATCTCCTGGTTGTGTAGCAGAAGCAGCAAGTGTGCCCTGTGCAGCAGTTGCATATGCAGTTGCCGCAGTGGTAGCAGCAGTGCCAAGACCTAAAGCGGTGATGGCTGCTGATGCACGAGCATCGGCACGAGCGTCTGTGTAATAAAGATTTGTGCCTTCAGACAGATCACTCGTAGACTGGTTGCTAATATCAAGGTTTGCACCAACTTGGAGTGCAATGCGAGCATCGGCACGAGAGTTGGTGTAGTAGAGGTTAGTGCCCTCTGCCAAATCTGCTGTATCCTGATTACTCAGATCAAGGTTTGTGCCAACATTCAGTGCAATACGGGTGTCGGCAAGTCCGTTTACCTGAGAGTTAGTGCGTTGAGTGAAGGAGAAGACACCAGTAGAAGCGTTATAAGCGAGATCGCCACCAGCACTAAATGCACCCCTAGCGCGAGACTGAGTAAAGAAGATGTTTGTGGATCCTTCTGTGACATTATCAGTATTAATATCAGATTGGGTAACAGAAAGAGCACCAGATCCATCATGCTCGATGCCAGTGCCATACGAGAAGTGTGACCTTGTGCGTGCAGCAGTGGTGAATAGAGCAGAAGATCCTTCTGTAATGTTGTCAGTATTGATGTCACCCTGAGTTGCACTCAGAGTCAGGATATTACCTGCATCATCATATGTAGCAGTGATGCCAGTGCCACCTGTGATCAGAGCGTTAACTCTGTCATCAACTCTCTCATCAGTGAAGTAGAGGTTAGTGCCCTCTACAAGATCACCAGTATCGTGGTTGGCGATACTACCAACCTGTGACTGGAAGAAGGTCAATGCACCAGTAACATTCAAGTTACCTTGAATCTCAAAGTCAGTAACTGATTTGAAGTTATCAACCGTAAGTGTATTAGTGCTTGGGTTGTATGTAAGGTTAGTGGAGTCTGTGCGGACCTCAGTGAATCCGTTGTTACTCGAAACGAATGCAGGGAAGTAAGTAAGGTTAGAAGTTGTAGTGTCAGTAACGTCAACCAGATTTGTCTTGTCTGCAGTACCTGTAAGGTCACCAGTAACGTTACCAGTAATCTGACCAGTAACACCCAACGTGCCACCCATGGTGGAGTTATTAGTAACATCAAGACTTCCAAGGGTGCCAAGACCAGTGATCTCAGCGTTACCTGAAGTAGAGTTAAGTGTAATCTTGTCAGTGCCACTACCATTCTGCAACTTGAGAGTCTTAGTAGCACCACGAAGGACCATGCTGTCCTTAAACAGTGAGGTGCTATCAACAGTCAGGGTGCCGTCTAGTTGCTGATTGCCATCAACATTAAGATCAGAATCAAAGTCTACATTCTGAGTAACATTCAGAGTGTCATCAATAATGACTCTGCCTGCAACGTCTAGGGTGCCATCAATAGTAACGTTACCTGTTGATCCTTGGACAATAAACTTATTAGTGTTAACAACGATCGATCCACCAACGTTGACGTTAGAAGTCGTGTTAACGGTAGCAATGTTTGCTGTAGTTGCTGCTACTACTGCAGAGGTGATTGTGCCGTCTGCAGTAATGTTACCTGTAGCACCAAAGAAGGTGATGGTTTCATTCTGGTCAGGTCCGACAAAGATATCTTGACCGAAGTAAGAATCTTCATAGACTGCAATACCACCGTTGGTGACCATCAATGCTGCGTTAGCAGTCAGACGATTCGCAGTAGCATTGACGTTAAGTGTGACCTTCTCAGCAAAAGCAGCAGTGTCAGTGACTGCCAGTGTGCCTTCAACTAGACCGTTACCAACAGTAGAGAAGTTACCAGTTGCTGAGGCAATACTAAACTTATCAGTAGTGCCAGAGCGGACAGCGAAGTCAGCATCAACATCTACAATACCATTCAACTCTGTGCGTCCACCAACAGTCAGTGTGCCAGAAGTATCCTGGTTGCCGTTATGGTCAATGTTATCATTGACAGTTAGCAGACCTTCAATCTGAGTTGTGCCAGCAATAAAGGTATTACCGTTGTCAGTGTCAACGGTAAATCTGTCAACCAGAGAAGATCTGATGACAAAGTTTTCGTTAGTAGCATCAATGATTAGAGTGTCATTGATGGTTGTCTGATCAGATACGACCAGAGTGCCACTGACTGTAGCATTGTCAGTGATATCTACTGATCCACCAGCAGAGTCAAGGACAAGGTTACCAGCAGTGGTATCAATCTCGTTAGAAGCAGCAACACCGATTCTTACAGCATCAGCAGTGATGTCTGTAGAGATGATTGCAGCATTGAATGTAGATGTAGCGTTAACTGTCAGAGTGTCGCCAGAAGCGTCACCAAGAGTTGTGTTGCCGTCTACCTGAAGGTTGCCATCAACTTCAGCGTTGTCTGTGATGTGGACCTTTCCAGCGGCGGAGTCGAGGATAAGGTTACCAGTTGTGGTACTAATCTCATTGTTAGCATCGACCCCGATCTGGACGGCATCTGCGGTGATATCTGTACTGGTGATTGCTTGGTTAAATGTAACCGTGCCAGTAACGATGTGGTTATCTCCTGCCTGGTTGCCAATAGTAGCATTGCCATCAACAGTAAGAGTGCCATCGATTTGAGTATTGCCGTCAACATTTAAGTTTCCATCTACATCAGCATTGTCTGTGATATTGACGGTGCCACCTGCAGAATCAAGAATCAGATTACCTGAGGAGGTGCCGATCTCGTTAGCGGCATCTGTGCCGACCTTAAGGTCGCGAATATTAAGTCTTTCAGCAGCAGTCAGTGCTTGGTTAAACTGGACTGTGCCGTTAACAGTATGGGAGTCACCTGACTGGTTACCAATCTGTGAATTACCATTGACATTGAATGTGCCGTTGGCAAATGTATTACCAGTCTGTGCATCTACAGTAAATGTAGTGCCAACTGCAAAGTCATCGGTAACATCTAGGGTGCCTGTAATATCAACGTTACCGCCGAAACTACCATCGTCGGTAACAACCAGATCGTCGCCCACATAAAGATCGAGACCGATGCCAACACCGCCACCAACGATGAGAGCACCAGAAGATGCGTTGGTTGCATTTGTTGTATCAAATAGTTTAATAGATCCAGCGTCAAGACCTGATCTTGATCCACTGAATGCTTCACTGCTATTAGTTGCGTTGTGATAGAGAGCATATCTTGCAGCACTCACATCCCAACCGAAGAAACCAACACGAGCAGTCGAGTCGTAGTATCGGAATTCGACACCACGATCTTTAGCATCCGACTGGGTAGGAGCAGTGTCCCCACCTAAAGTAATGACAGGATCATCCAGCGTCACTACTGTGCTATTAACTGTAGTCGTAACTCCGTTAACTGTCAAGTTTCCTTCGATAATGGCATTGCCATCGATATCAAAGTCACCATTAATAGTAACGTTATCGGTGAATGTAGAGACAGCGTTGACTGTCAAGACATCAGTATTTGCATCACCGATAGTGGTCAGAGGACCATTGATTGTAAACTGCTCGTTAAACGTAGCGTAACCATGGACCAGAATGGCACCATCAGTAGCGTTACCCTGTCCAACACGACCAATGGTTGTGTAACCAGACTCGCCAAGGATAGAGAATTCAACGTTATCATTAGTGTCAACCTTACCAACGTAGAAGTCATCACCAACATGCAGATCTTGGACAATACCAACACCACCAGCAACTCTCAGTTGAGCATCAGCATCATTTGCAAAGGATGCGTTGTGTGCTGTGCCACCACCCATATAGGTGCGGTATAGGACATCAACATTATTAAGCAGGGAAGGACGTGTGCGAGCAGTGCCAGCATCTTTGACGACCAGACGATCTGCCAGATAGATGTCACCACCAACACGGAGATCCTTATCCATGTTGACGCCACCAGCGAAGGTAGCATTACCTCCAGTGCTTAGGGTGATATCAGAATCAGTCTCGCCAATAGTAATATTGTTAGTGCGCTCAAAAGTGTTGACGCCGCCAACATTAAGACTACCTTCGATATCTGTATTGCCATTCGTGCTCAGAATACGGAACGTTTGATTACTGCCGTTGGTAATAGTAAGATACTTACCAGTGACATCCATCAAGAAGTCATTGTGGAAGACCACATCATCATCGACATCCAATTCAGCATTGAATGTTACGTTGCTATCAACATTAAGAGTTGAATCAAAGTCAACACCTTGGACTACATGAAGTGTCCCTTGGACATCAGTATTACCGTTATCAGAATCAACAGTAAACTTATTGACTGATCCAGCAGTGCGGATAATAAATTCTTTGTTATCAGCAGTGAGGATGAGATTATCTGTAATCTCAGTCTCAAGTTGAATGTCCAGGGTGCCTTCGATAACAGTGTTACCAGTTGCACTCGCGATAGTAAACTTATCAGTAGTATTATTTCTAACAGCAAAGTTGGCATCAATGTCAACTGTGCCGTCAATCTCAACGTTACCATTCAGGTGGGTTGTGCCACCGACGTTAAGATTCTCAGAGATACCTGTGCCACCAGTCACCACCAAGGTGCCAGTTGTAGGTGTCTTCCAAGTAGAAGAAGTATCTGTAGTTAGTCTGAGGTTACCAGCAATGATAGGAGCGTCAGTGCCAGCGTAGACTTCAGAGGTGTTAGTCGCATTGTAGAGGAACCTATACCCGCCAGTGCCAGACCAAATGTTAGAGTCCGCATAGTCTTCATCCCAACCATAGAATCCAAATCGCTCTTGACTATCATAATACCTAAATTCAATACCACGATCCTTATTGTCATCAACTGTAAGAGTATCCTCACCACCCAAAGTCATGATGGGGTCTTGGATAGTCACCACAGTTGAGTTAACGGTGGTTGTAACACCATCAACTGTCAGGTCACCACGGATACGGACGGTGCCAGTAATGTCATCGTCGTCATTAGGATCCAACACCATAATGGCATTGGTTGTAGAGAAGACGTTATCTTGGAAGTGGAAGTCTTCAACATTAACTCTATGGTCAACGTCGGTAACCAAGATCGTAATATCCTGATCTGAAGTAACGTTAAGAGTTGCATCTCCACTACCAGCATTGGTAACATTGATGTCCATGGAGCGATCTGTCGCTTCATTTACCTCTAGAGCAATCTCTAGATTTCCTGAGGTCCGCTTAATAAACTGGTTGGCCTTTGTAACATCAAGAGTAATGTTACCACTGATGGTAGCATCGAGGTTAACGTCAACAAGACCAGTGAGAGATGATCCACTGGTGGCACTACCGTTACCGTTAGCGTCGTCAGCAGTAATAGCAGGATAGGAATTGCCCTGACCCAGAATGCTAGGTTGGAAAGGATACTCACCAGTATCGTAACCAACGATACGGAATACGCTACCGCCAGTTCTGTTGTTAACGTTAATATGATTAAGCTTGGTAATGCCATGATAAGCATTATCAGTCGTTCTTTCGGGGTCCAGCTCAAAGGTTTCAGTTGCATTTTGGTCCGTAAACATCAAATGACCCAGTGATTGCAACTGGGAATTCTCTACTGCGTTAGCAGCAATTGTCACATGACCGTTGGCATCTACGTCAAAGTCTTCTTGGTCAAAACTCGCAAGACCCTTTTGCTCTGTGGTATCAGTACCCAGATCTCTCCATCCACCTTGATCGTCTGCATCACCACCTTGGATGCTGTGTGATGGCTCTCCAAGTCCTGAACCGATATCCCTAATCGCTGCTTGATAAATTCTACCGTTACTTGCAATAACCTTGGAAAATCTAGGATATGCAGTAGCGTTATCGTAAGTGGTGAAAGATGTGCCAGTCTTCGCGCCCTCCGTTGCTGTGGCGATTGGTGAAGTATTAGCATAAACTAGACGACCATATCTGTCAACTTGGAAGTTAACGGTGTTAACTGTTTCCTCACCAGTTGAAGCACTAATCAAAGGATTGATTAGAGCATCCATCGAGTTGAGTGGATTATACTTACCCACCACAACTGTGGTATCTGCTAGGTCAACGAATGGATTATTAGTTTGAGCATTACCATTTTGTACAATGATACGCCCACTACCACCAGTAACAGTGCGGTTTACTAGAGTGCCTTCTGCCTGACGAGAGATGAAACCAAAACCCGACATGTTTGCCAGAGAGGTTAGATCACTATCTAAAGGTTGTGCGTCACCAATACCATACTCAGCAAGAGTGCCAGGTGTTTCAGCATCGATAATACGACCACGAGAGTCTACCGTGATACGTGTGTAGGTGCCAGTTGCTGCTAGGTCATTCTCATCGTAGTGAGGCAGTGCCACCACATAATTCAATTCGGCAGTAATGGTCAGGTTTGAGGATCCATCAAACGTGCCAGCACCAGACATATCACCACCCAGGGCGATCTGTCGTGCGTTTGCCAGTCGGGTTGCCGTAGCAGAGTTACCAACGAGAGAAGCAGTAATTGCACCTGCCTCAAAGTTACCGTCAGCATCACGTTTAACAAGCGTGTTAGCGGTATTAGATTCCGTCTCAATCGGTCTCTCATATCTTAGAGAGTTCCAGGCGGTTACACCATCACCGATTTTGATACGCGAGGTATCAATTTCGATTCCCAACTCACCTTGGGCGAGAATAGGGTTGACGTTTGCCCACTGCTGAGCACCGTCACGTCTTAATTGTATTCTATTTGCCATTGCTTAAAAGGATCCTAGCACAACAGTTAGTCTGTCTGACTTATTTATGTCACGAAAAACCCCCTTTTCGGGGGGTAGGGGTCAAGTAGTTTCCAGGTCATCGGGATCGACAGTCCCGTCTGGAAGTGGCTCAGCTTCTTCTTCAGTAGCAGGTGGATTGAGATACTCAAGAGTCTCAATAGCACCTAGAAGTTTTAGAGCGGTAGCTTCATTGCTCTTAATCTTGTCTGCCATCTCACGGTTGTCTTTCAAAAGACCCTGGTAGCGAGTTTTGAATTGCTCAAGCAATTCCTCTTGTGAGGCAGTTTCAGTCACATCAGCTGGCATTGTTGTCTCCTTGTAGTAATGATTTAAGTAGGTTTTTGATTTCACCGATATCTGATTTTAACCCAGATACCTCATCTTGTAAAGTGTTTAACTTCTCCTCTTTCTTGGTGCGACGATTAAATGCCGCCATATAGTTGTCATACTCTGACATATTACAATTCACAATAGCATTACTATTTGGGTCACGAAACCAACCATCCCTGCCTTCAACAGGGATTAGGTCTTCTTTGAATGGTTTAATGTAATCAGTTGAGTCAGTTGAGTCAGAAATGCTTGACATATCCAAGAATAATTATTATAATAACCGTGTTAGGTTGCAAGAGCAATGGATCTGAGATCAGCTATGAGTGGTACTCGTGCTTGATTTTTAGATCTCATTACAATCTTCACTTGGAAGGCGTTAAAGTTAAGTCCCCTTGCTTCATATGTATAATCCTTCCAAAGGTATTCTTCTGTAGGAGTTGTATCATATGCTTCACCTAAGTTTTGATTGGAAGTGGGGAGACCCATTTGTGTCCAACCAATAGTCTGAGGATCAGTTGCATCACCAACCTTGAATGCCTTGTAGTAAATACGAAGCTCGGTAGCAGGGTGACGGGTAACTTGGAAGTCAATCTTCAGTGAGCGTGCTTCTTTACCCAAACGTGCGAGACGTGTGACATAGACAGCATCATTTTGATCACCAATTGCAAGAGTAGAAACATCCTGGTCTCTATCAATTTGTGATTGCTGACCGTAAGTTGATTGTCCACCTGGCCACATATTCACGCGGTTAGATGTTGTAATCAGTGACACACGGTCAAGGTCAATACAAGGTGAGAGGGATGATTTCTCAGTCTCAAGCATGATTGACATAGTAAGAGACTTGTTACCATCCAGTTTGTTTTGCTCATTAATCTTAGATGCTACCATCTGAGGAGCAGTAAACTGGTTTTGCTCATTCAATACAATGTCAACATAAGTGCCATTATTGATGAAAGAGTTTTGGTCAACTACATTAGATCCATCACCAACGGATGTAGCAGTAGTGGTATTCAATCTTGCTGATATTTGTGTGTCTGCCATAACCATCGTAGACACCGTAGGTGTAATGGTTTCAAACTGGACATTCTGCGAAGAATAAACGTTAGTGCCACCACCACGAATACCGTTAGTCGCAACACTATCAATGTGCAACATGTAGGTATCTAACCATGGGCAAGAGATAGTAGTATGGACCTTATTGATTTGGGTTAGAGGAATGCCATCAAGGTTGTAGCATTCAACAACTGCACCAGAGGCGTGCTCAACATCAGCAGTGCCATTGTTACCTCTACCAGAGGTTGCCACTGTGATAACTTGACCGTTAGAAGAGATCGAAGAGTATTGAATAATCTCATCTTCAATCTTCAAATAACCTTGGTTAAGGTTGCCAATTGGAGATCCACCAATAATGATATGGAATTGAGATCCGTCATTGACCTGAATTGAAGTTGATCCAGCAGTCAGAGTAGTTGTCAACGTAGTAGGAGGCACTTCGGAGATAATACCCTCAACCTCAACGTTGTTGCTACGTTGGTGCATACCATGGTTTCTGTGATAAACCAATACTTCCTTGTCATCATTAGGATAAGAAGGAGCAGCAGTTGGGAATGCATTGTAGGAATCGCCGCTGTAGGTGACGCTAGTGATCGTTGCAGATGTGCCACCTGGCTCAGATAGAGTATCCGAAAGATCGTATGCTCTAGTGATGTAGTTAAGTGTCAATGTCTGGGTCCCAGTATCATATGCTGTGACAACACCAGTTGAAGCAGATGTGGATCCACTTACAACATCACCAACTTCAAACGTGCCGTTAAAGATTGCAGACAGGACAATCGTGGCGACAGATTGGGAAGAGGCGATGCCTTGGAATGTATTGTTGTTAGCATCGAGGAAACCAGCAGACCAGATACCGTCAATATCTGAGATAGTAATGGTTTCAGGATCAGTAGTTGCGTCAAATTCAGTAATCGTGCCTTCTGCATTAGAAGGTGTTTGGACGATTCTTGCACCAACTGTAAATGTGTAGTTGGTACCCACAGGAAGCGTGAGAGTCTGCTTAGGTTTCAGAGTCTGAATTGGATTTTCAATCAGTCTGTGAATACCATTGTTACCCTTACCAAGCTCAGCGTTGTTAAAGATCGCAGTGCCCAGATTCTGAGTAAACTCAGCACGATACATTGTAAACTTAAGATCTTCATACTGGTCAGCAGTCCAGGTAGAAGCGTTTTGGGACTTGAAGAGCACACCAGCATATGGTTGCTCGGAAATTGTCCTTGTGCCTGTCACATCAACGTCACCCATTCTGGAGATCCAAACGTTATATTCGTTGGAGTCAGACAGAAGCACGAAGCAATATTCAATGTTTGATTTAATATAAACAGGAGATCTGAATGTAAATCTTGTAGGAATACTTGCGTTTTCCGACAACTCCACAGTGTCAGGATCGATAGTAGTATCAGAGAAAGGAATAATATCCTTGGTAGGATAACCATTCTCCATTGTCCTGATCTGAATTGAGATAGGAATGTTAGCGTCCTTAGTCCTGAAGAAGATGTCAACACCTGTCAAGAATACGCCGCCTTCCGAATCGCAAATAAAGGATTGTGCAAGAGGGTCATACCAACCAATCTGACGTTGCTCAGTTCTGGTAGTAATAACAGTCCTTTCATCGTTAACTGTATCGCGGACGATCTCAGCATTACGCATAGCAAGGATGTTTTCTCTAACAGTCTGTAAGGTGCCAGTTGCAGAGTATGCTGCATCTGCAGAAGAGTCTACATTTCCAGGAGTCCTATCATTAGTATCCGAAGTTGTGACTCTAACCGTCCTTGTGCCAGTTGCCCAGCGTGGGTTAGAATCATTCTTAGGAGAAGGAATGAAGAAAGTACCTTGTAGGTTACCAACGTTATCAGCAAGAAGACGACGGTCTCTTACAACAGCACGAGCGCCAGAGGTCAGTCCAAGAAGGACTTCACCCACGTTGACGTTACCGTAGAAGTTGGGGTTGACTGTCTCTGCCATTGCAGTGATATCAATATTCAAGAAGTTGGTTTGTGATGCATAAGACTCAGCAAGTCCAGTTGCACCAACACCATAGGGGTCAGTCTTATATCCATCATTAGCAGGAGCAACTAATATTCTTGCACCAGAAGTCTGACCCACCACAGTTTCACCAACCACGAAAGGAGTTTCGTTGGAGTTGGGATCTGAAGTAGAAGACTTAGTAAGCTCAATAACCTTGGGTGTTACATAACCACTGACATTAACGCCATCGAAGAAGTAATACATTCTTGTGCGAGGTTTCAGACGGTCGATGTTGAAACCAATGTTTCTAGACCTAATCCAAGGGATTGCTGTTTGCGACAGCATAGTGTCACCTAAAGACTTACGATCAATCTTGGGAGTAACACGAGTCCTAACACCTTGACGTGCTTGGTTGTTAACAACACGATAGGTGCGTCTCTCATGCACAAACAGAGGTTGACGACCTTGACCATGACCCAATCTACCAAGTCTACGACCACCAGAGGCGAAACTACCAGATCTGTTGGAGAATCTAGAAGTAGATTGGACCGACTCACCAGTCCAGTTAGTTTGCCAACCACCCCATTGGATAGGAGCAAAACCATTCTGGTCAATCTGAAGGTCTCTAGCAACAGCAGAGAAGTCACCTTCAACGTTTTCAACACGAGCAGGAAGACGCTCGATATCAATCCAGTCGTCAGATGCAGGTGTCAGGTCAATACGACCAATGAATGTAAACACGTTGAATGGGTTAACATTCTCAGTCCTAGATGCATATGGTTGGGTAATGATTGCCAAATCTTCGTAAGGCAGCATCACCATGTTTCCAGTAGTCTTAACGACGTTGCTGGATGCACCCATGTTAATTTGCAGGGGCACATTAGTAGTATAGTGTGAAGGACGGAGGTGACCCTCCTTAAAGTCCATAGAGCACTTATAGTCAATACTGAGCACGTCACCAACAGTGTGGTCGGTAAAGTCATCTACAACATAACCATTCTTCAGGCGGTCGAAACCGTTATCATCATATGTTTTAGTATTATCTGCTTGTACTTCCAACAGAGACAATGAAGTGTAATACTCAACATGAGAGAGTCTGGTCTCCAGATCTCCAATGTCCTTCATTGTATAGCGTTTAATGATCTCAGGATAGATCAAAACATCACGCTCAACGTCATACACATATGGACGCATCTCAATCGTTGCGAGAAGCATCGCATTATCAATTTTATCAGGATGAGGAAGATTCTCAGATGACACACCCTTGACAATCTTCAGTTTGTTATCATGTGTCAAATACAACTTGTCTGCTCTAGGAAGATAGAAGCAGTAGTCACATCTAAATTCTGTGTTGACCTTTGGTATATCAAAGATGGTAGATCCACCAACACCACCAGAGGTATCAAATTGCCTAGATCCAAAATCAAGTGACGCACAATTCACAAAGAACGGTGACGTGATGGTGCCAGATCCAGATGCTAATTCACCGATACCAGGACGGAAGTCAATCTGGTCACGGATATAGTTAATTGATCCATCCAGTTTATACTTAGGAATCTCCTTATACATGATGCCAGTGTAAGACTGGGCTGAGAAGTAGTCACCTGAAGACTCATGCAAGAAGTAATCAAAGACCACGAGTACCTTACGGATTGGAGGAGAGAATCCAGGAAGACGAGTCAGTTTGCAAACATCATAGAAGTGTGCTTTCTGACCACTCTCCAACTCAAACTGAGTTGTGATAACCTTAGATCCTTTAGAAACAGATCCTTCAGAGTCATCAACAATTGCCTGTAAAGGATTGCTATCATCATCAACACCATCGATGGTTTCACCAGGGATGAATGGAATTTCGTTAAGAGCAACAAAGTACAGTCTCAGGGTGCTGTTGACAAACTGCACGACTCGACCACGAGCACCAGAGGTTTTACCAACAACAACTGTGCCGTTATCAAAGAAAGTAGATTCTGACAACACCATGTAAGGTGATTCAGCATCATTATCATTCTCAGATTCATACACAGCATGAATTTTATAGACATCATTCAATGCAAATGAAATCTCTTCATCTTCAATACGGGTGCCATACAGGTTACCATATGCCAGACCATACTTGGTTTGGTCATTGTTAACTCGTGTGCGGGTCACCTTCATTGCACGCATCTTAGCGGCAGTCTTAATTTTTCTAGTGACAATATTCTTAGAGATAAGAGCAGTCAACTTAACGGTGTTGACATTAGTCAAACCAGAGATGGTAATAGACTGTGCATCAGCACCAAAGGTAACAGTCAGAGATCCAAGGTCATTGAGGTTATCAATGTCAAGGTTATCACCAACGTTATATGAAGATCCAGACTCAGCAACAATCGTCAATACATAGTTTTCATCATCAAGTGATGCAAACTGCTCAGATTCAGGCAGAGATACAGTAACACCACCAGACACAACGGTCTTATTAGCGAATGTCCTATAGACAAAGAATGATTCGTCAGAGATTGACTTCATCGATGTGCGAGGTGTGTCAATAGACAACTCGCCATTCTGGTAGTCTTTTTGGAAGATGAAAGGACGCATCCTTACCATCTCAGAATACTCACCGTCAGCGTTACCACTACCCTTCTTAAGGGAGGCATCCATAACAGCAGTTTGGGCGAGGTAATCAAAGATTGCTGCTCCACCTGTAGCGATGTTACCAGTGTTGGTAGCAATCAGTGTAGGATCAACTCTCTTAATTCTTAAAGTATTGGCACCATTTAGACCAGATGCAGTTGTAGTAACAACATCACCAGGACGAAGATCTTGTGCAAACTTGGTCCTAAAACCTGTAGCAAGAGCACCAGTACCACTAACGGTAACAGTAGAAGACTCAATAGATGATGCATCATTTAGCAACCAGTTTGCTGCAAATGTTACAACGTTGCTACCATTTCTACCAAGAGAGCGGCGGACATCAGACAGGTTATAAGTATGTGCTGCTTCTAGCGTGCCGATCACACGACCATCTCTTTCAACAACTTCGTTGTTAAGGAAACGACCAGAGACCTGCTCTAGTTTGCAGTGGGTGCCACTACCATTGTCAGCAACAAAACCACGAGCACCAGAGGTGCGACCTCTTAATACATCACCAATAGCAACAGAGTTGTTACCAGAAGCAAAGTTGACGGCAGTAAACATCTGTGGGTCAAAGAACCACATGTCATACTGGTTTGTCTGATCAACTTGAATCTGTACAATACGAGCACGACCGATTTGAGTGCCGACAACTGAGTTGGATACACCAACATTCCAGTCATCATATAATTCAATAACTTGGTATGCATCAGATACACCTTCACCAGTTAGGTCAGCCCAACCATACTGATCATAGACCTTAACAAAGTTGCCAAGTCTAAAATGGATAATTCCATTTTCTACACAAGAGAAATCTCTAGGTTTGGGAGAGTCAATATACTGAGGTGTAAGGAATTCAGTCCTGTATCCTTTAACGTACGCTCTACCAGGAGAGATCTCATAACTTAAGAGATCATCTGTAGGAGTATTGTTTTGCTGAGTCGTTTGAGCAGGAGTGTAGACCCCGTTGTTAAACCCATCATCAAGACATTCTCTTGCCTTGATACTGAAAGTGTCGATAACATAGTCACCAGACTCTTCATATGTCCGACGTGCAAGAGACTTCTCAAGCTCTGAGTATGCAGTATGATCAACAAACTGCTCAACTTTACTGTTGTTGATTCGTAGTAATTCAACGAAGTTTTTGTCAGTTGAATCATTGATTGCTTTCTTAACAAGCGTAGTCTTAATCTTAAATCTATGACCGCCAGGTGCTGAGTAGTTTGAAGTGCCTGCAGCATTGTCATTCAGTGACGGATCGTCTTCTGGGGTAACAATAGATTCACTAACTTCTAAACCAACCCTATAAGAAGGGTTATTGCTATATTGCTCAAGGATCAGGTTTGCAGATTCAACATCAACAAAGTGACCTCTAATAAAGTACACACCATTGTTAATGTATGCAGCAGATGCAACCGCAGTAGAGTCAACGGGTAGCAACTGTCCAAATGGTGATCCAATTTCAATCAGTGTTGTGCCGAAAGTAATTTCGTTTTGGGCAAGCAACTGTTCGTTTGGTTGGAATCCTTTAATGGTGGTGTCAGAAACTGTATCACCAGACTCAATATACTTAACGTATAAAGTAACGTAACCACGCTCAGATTCTGAACCAGCAATTGAATACAAGACCTTTGCTTTCACGCCAGTCGTGATGCCCTCAATAATCTGACCGTGTAGCTGAGTCCTGTAGGTTTCGACATCTACACCTAGGAATGATTGTTGCAGAATGATTGCCTGAACATTCAGGTCATAACCGACCTGACCAGGAATAACCATCGCACCTTCTTTGAAGAAGTGTTGACCGATGGATTCAATCTGATTCTGGAGAATCGATTGTAGAGTCGTTAATTCACGAGCTTGGATAGGATACCCAGGTCGAAACAACACTCGGTAGAAATTCTTATCCTTATCGAAGTCGTCGAAATAAGGAGCAATATTTAGATTGGTATTCTGGGGCATCGTTTAGAACTCTACTACGATCTTAATGTCTTCGATTTGGTCACCAGCACGAGTGATAGCGCCTCTATTATCTATGTAAATAACCCGACCCGAATTTGGCTCAACCTCAGGTTTTGCATAACCGTTGGTAAAAGACATACCCAAGTCATACTCAGTGTTGTTAATAACACGAGTAGATGCACCTGATACAATTGGGAAGTTGATATCAGGGTCTGCAGATGCACCAGATGTTGCACCCACAACAGGGTTACCACCCTCAAACTCAATTAGACTACCAGTGAATTCAGGGAAGACACCATCAATTCTATTCTGGTAATACTTAAGCACTTTGGTTGTGCTATTCCATGAGATCACACGCCCACGGGCAGTCACTTGCTGACCACCAATTGTGCGAGACTGTGTCATAATTTCGTCAGTAGCAAAGTTACCCGTAAAGGTAGGAGCAAAGATAACTGACTTTGTGGCGGACAGAGTAAGATCTGCTGCCAATTCTGTTGTGCCGAATTTGTTGGGGTTGATCACCAGACCAATACGACGGTAGTCGTTATCAGTTGGGAAGTCACCACTACCCTCAGCGTAGGTAAATTTGGTGTTGATCATGACTCGGTATCCACCCATTTCTGTCCCTGGCTCAGCACCATGACCGACAGTTGGGGGAATGATCACTTCAACGGTGCCACCTGATCCTGCACCTGCACCGATACCGTTGACTTCATCGATGATGACTTTACCGAAGGTGTATCCTGATCCACCCGATGTGACAGTAGCATTAACAATACGCCCCCCATCGACAACCAGAGAAACACGACCGCCAACACCATCTCCTTTGATAGGCACATTCTCGTAGGTACCATTGTTATATCCTGCACCAGAAGAAGAAATAATAACTGTATCAATCTCACCACCGATTGCATCAGACACCACAGCGGTGTCACTCAGCACAGGCATGTATTCGTTAGAGAAGAATTTCAGTACAAGACCCACAGGGATCGTATACATATACTTCCAACGATAACCGTCAGCAGTGGTAATAATAGAAGTTGAAGTACCCGTAGGCTCAACAGTAGAAGGCTTACCGTTAGGATCACTAGGGGATGTCCCGTTATAGATGCACTTATAGACTTGATACGATGAGTTAACAACGTAAAAGTCTGCATCATAAAGTTTGGTAGCACCAGAAGATGCGGTTTTAGTTGCACTGTAGTCATGACGATACATATCGTAAACATAACCCAAGCCACCAGTGGTCTGCTCAGGAGGAATCCAGTCAGTCCTACGAATAACTTGAATAGTATCATTCGCCAGCACCCGCTTCATTGATATCATGTCAGCGAAGTCATCGCTAAACTCTTGGAAAGAGTCCACAGGATCGGGCGCTGCATTCTCGTTATCCCAAGGTTGGGGACGACCGATGAAAACATACAGACGATCACGACTACTTCCAGCATCACTATCAGTCTGAGCAGGATCGGGACCTTGCAAAGACTTGATGAGCCGACTGGCAGTAAAAATTCTAAATTGGTCGGTTAATAGCGCCATTGGTTACCAATTATCCTATAGATTTATTTATGGGGTTAATACTCACCCTCATTTCTGAGGAATTTGTTATACTCGACTGCGATGATTTTTGCTTGAGCACCAGAGGTGTTTCCTTGCAATGTCTCACCAGCAGCAAATTTGTAAGTTGGATCATTACTTTGGATTGATTTAACATCCAAATAATATTGACCTGACCTAGGTGCAAGTCTTCTTGCTGTTGTAGTTGCTGTGATGCCAGATGTCTGTCCAGCTACGACCTCTTCACCACCTGCAGTGGGGACATTAAACAGAGAAGCCGTAATGTATTCAATTGTAATAATTGCAGTAGAGATATGTGAATCACCATCTCCTAATGCACCTGCAGATTGGACAGTAGCAACCAGTTGGTTAGGACTACCATCATAAATTTGATCACCAATTTGGAAGAGTGTGGTATTTGTGCCACCCAATTCTTCCTCAATACCATATTTAGACGAGGCAACGCCTCCATCTAAATTAACTTGGGATTCATAATCCGTTCCTGTGTTAAGAAGATCGGGAATACCATCTCCAAACTGTTGGATACCATCAGCATCAACATACTCTTCGTCATTATCTTCAAATTTTCTATTTTGGATAATTGTAAAAGGTGTGGTAAATGCAACAATATCATTACCTTCCAATTCAACCAGAGTATGTGGTGCAACACCAGTTGAAGATGATCCAGAAGTGCCTGCAAAGAATGCGATAATTTTAGACTTCTCACCTGATCTGCCAGCATCAATAAATGCCAACTCATCAACTTGGAATGTTAGATATAATGCTCGCTCGGTCTCATCCCAGTCATAGACAATAGCGACTCTATTAGTTGCGTTTTCAACAACACGTCTAACTTTATCAGTAACTTGGAAATTATAAAGAGTGTCTCCCGTTGCGGCATCATTTTGGAGAGTATCAAGAATGATCTTTTGGTCAAATCTAAAGTTTGTGCCCCTGTCACATCCATCAAATGTTGTAGCAGTTTTACCTGTATATCTAACAATTTCTCTACCAAGAAGGAATTTACCAGATCCAGGATAAGGTGCAGTTGATTCAACATGAATGGTTTCGGTGCCAGTTGTCACGTCGGTCAGAATACCTGACAAATTATAAACAACAGAGTTTAGAGACTGTCTGTTTCTCGCAGTCTTGATTAGGTTTGTATCTCTAGTAAAGATGACCTGAGGGGAATTTACATAACCAGCACCACCTGCTATGAGGTCGATAGAAGTAATAGCACCAAGATCAATAAATGCCGCAGCACTAGCACCAGATCCACCACCACCAATAATTTGAATTAGGGGAGGATCTTCAAAGAATTCACCAGAGTTAGTGAGGGTAATTGCCGTAACTTTACCAAATGGGTTTACACCAGCAACACCAGTTGCACCTTGACCACCACCACCTGAGATGATAATGTTGACATCTTCTTCGGTATAGTTTCTACCAAACTCTTCAATAGCAAGACCTGTGACTAGACCTGTGATAGGCACCAACTCAGATCCAGATCCACCACCACCTTTAACTTCTGCGTCAGTGGCATAGTATTCATCACCAAACTGAGTCATCTGAATGAAGTCAATACCGCCGTCATCCTTCAGGAAGATCTTACCTTGAGCAGGGACAGATGCATCTTCATCTACAATTTCCAGACGCATGGGATCATACCCTTCACCTGGATCCAACACTTCTACAGCAGTGATCTCACCACGAATACCATCGATGACTGGTCTAAGTACAGCATCTCTAATGGGTGTGCCGCAATTTTCAATACGAAGTCTAGGGGGGTCAGCGGGATCATACCCACTACCTCCTGCAGTAACATAAACTTCTCTTACCCCGAATATACTATTAAATACGGGGAAAATTGAAGCACCAGATCCAGGGACTGTTCTTGTCATTAGACAACCACGAGATTACCGACCATTCCAGAGTGAATGGTGCATTGATAGACATATGATGTGCCTGCTGCAAGCGTCATAGGCACTGTCCAGTATTGGACACCACTTTGTGATCCACTCACACCAGCACTTACAGCAGATCCACCACTCGTCTGTCTCAGAGCAAATGGGTGACCACCACCAGTGGTGTTGTTAAATCTGTATGTGAATCCACGATAGACATAGATGGTTGGGTTTCCACTTCCACTCCATCCGCCGTTGCTGAAGTTATATCCAGCACTTGTGCTTCCAGAAATCTCGAAACCAACAGCAGCAGATGAAACAGCTTCAACTTCACCACTTGCATTAGTAATGAAACTCTGATTCTCTGACAGAGTAACGCCACTAGCAAGAAACAGATCAGCAGCAATACTAACAGTGTTAGCAGTAACAGTTGTTGTTACACCGTTACCACCACTTACTGCCAATGATCCAGTAATGGAGCTGGAAGTAGTAGTGCCGCTATCACCAGTTACTGTTGCAAAAATGTTTTGATCAGCGTTAGGTGAATCATTGGTGATTGTCAGATTATCGCCATTAATAGCAGTAGAGACCCCAGTGCCACCAACAAAATTAACAGTGGTAGTAGCAGAATTGGCAGTTTTAGATCCAGAGTCAGATCCAATCACCGAGAAAAGGTTTTGATCAACATCACCTAACGTCCCAGTCATTGCAATTGTTAATGTATCTCCAGCAATAGACGTGGAGATATTTGTGCCACCAGCCACAGTAAGCACGTCAGTAGGAGCACTCGCTGTAGTAGACCCCGTATCAGCATTGAAACCTTCAAATAGATTCTGTGTAGTGCTGCCACCACCAGATGCAGTAGCATCGTTGTCTGGATACCAATGACTATTGGCAGCAGACCACTTGAGCACCTGACCATCGGAGGGACCACCACCAACTGTCATATCAACGTCAGTGAGCTCACCAACACTAGATCCAGAGTCAATCAGTTGAATCCAAGCACCACCATGTGCAAAGTATCCATGATTTTCAGCATGGACATGAGCAAACATACCATGATGATCTGCTGCTGCAGGGAGATCTGCCGTAGTGTCAAAATGGTTTGTATACTTTAACTTACCGTCCGTGCCATCGATATATGTCAGAGCACTTCCAGTGCCACCCGCCCAAAACTTAATATCACCACTACCATGAGGTTTGATGACTACATCACCATTAGCGGTAGATCCGATCTCAAATCCACCAACGTCTAAGTTTGAAGTTAGTGTGTCAAAATTTCCCTCAGCAAATTGAGATCCATTCCATTTCAACAACTGCCCTGCGGAAGGGGTGCCAACATTCACCAACAGGTTGGTGTCATTACCAAGAGCGGTATATAATTCGTCAATTACGCTATTCAGTTTGATAGCACCATCTCTGAGACTATCACCTGTTCCGTCATTTGCTGACGATCCAATACTAAGATTCTGTTTTGCCATGGTGGGTAGATTTCTACAGTGTTATTTAGGTGCCATCGAAGGTTTGTGCCGTAGAGTCAAGAGTACTCGACGTGCTATCGAATCTATTAGCGGTAGATCCGCTGCCACCGCCAGATCCAGTAACAGTCAATGTTGCTGCATTGGAGTCAAGTGGTGAGTTTTGTGCTTGAGTTGATACTCCAAGAGGACCGATGATACGACAACGGAATCTGTATCCCGTCATATATGTAAGGACGCTGAGAGTATAAGAGTTTGTAGTTGCTCCTGTAATAGCAGCAAATGCGAAACCGCCATCTGTGGAGCGATACCACTGATAAGCAATAGGTCCGTTTTCTGGACTGATCTCTGCCTGCACAGAGAATGTTGCTGTTTCTCCTGGGTTTGCCGAAGCATTCTGAGGTTGGTTTGTAAATACCAGAGTTGGGAGGACTGGTGGTCCACCGTCACCACCACCATCAGGGGGAGCTGCAGGTGCTTGTAATGTAAATCCAGTATTGATAGTCTCTCGTGTCGAGGTCCCAATCATATATGGAAACTCAGGAGCATCAATATCGTCTGGGTCTACAGATAGAAAATACGCATAGGTTCCAGTCTGGAATTCTGGAGTAATGCAAAATCTACCATTATGGATGTCTAGGTCACCCGTTGCCTCAATATACTCCCAGTCCTGCACCAGAGCGCCTGCAGGGGGGTTTTGAATGGTGTTACCATAGTCAGGTCTACCTGATGTCTCAACTGATTTAGTTGAGAAAGAAGACTGCATAATTCTGGGAGTGGACAGATTATCCCATGAAGATGCATAAGCATACGGACCATAGATTGGGAATCCGTCAAATGCAATACCAACGATCTTGGAATGTCCGTCAGGATGTCTCAGGTTGTCACCGTTATATTGTGTAGTGCCATAATAATCATTGTATCCTGCCATCGATGACCCTTCTCGCCAACAATCAAGGAAGTGTGTATCATGATAATGATACTGACCACTTTGCTCAGGATGACCACCACAGTTATCATCACCAAAATCTACAGGAGACTGTGGGTAGTGTGCATTCCAACTAAATCCTACTGGAGGGTTTCCGCCAGCACCAGCAGAAGGATTAAACAGGGCAACGCCATTAGCAGCAATACCGATAGTGCCTAAAGGTGTAGCACTTCTACCGTTTCGATCATCATAATACTCATATGTGCCGCTAGTTAGAGACTCTTGGTCTCTCATAATAAGGTCAAGTCTATCTGATGTTGCTAACCAACATTCGTTTTCAATAGATGTAAAGGTAGTGCCTTTATAAAGGAATACTCTTTTAATACCATCACTGAAGGTAAACATAAGTCTGTCACCCACTTGGATCTCGCTGTTAAACAACGAGTTATCATTACCAGATATGACTATAGACCTAAGGAATCCGTCTTGATTCCAAACGTTAGTGTCGAATGTGCGACTAATACCAAAGGTCCCACCACGGTAAACGAAAGCATGATCGAAATCTTGCTCCGTTACTGTGTTTGGGTTATTGGCGTTAGGAAACGTGCCAAACCCCACAGGAGCGGGAAGACCATCCGCCGCTACTGTGAGAATTTCAGTGGCATTGTTATAACTTGCAGTTGCCCCCATGGTTTTACTTTTATTTAGATGTCATCGAAGATTGATGCTGGGTTGAAGTTACTAATTACAGTAGCTCCAGTCTGCACCGTAAGTACTGCGCTCAGTGAGTAGACAGGCGTTGCACCTGCAGCAGTAATTGCAACTCTGTATTCGTCACCATCGTCTGCCTGAGCGGCATCGTTGGTGTTGAATGTTGACTGGTTAGCACCGATGATGTTACTCCAGGTCTGAGTGCCATATTCCTTCTTCTGCCACTGGTAGTTGAGTTGCTGACTGTTTGTGACAGTAGCAGCAACCGTGAAGGATGCAGTCTGACCTTGGTTAACTGTTACGTTTACAGGATCCTGAATGATCGCAATCGTGCCAGCAGTAATCGTAGTGGTGTCGCCATCAATTGCCTCATCAGCGTTGTAGATATCTCTACCACCGTTGACAGGCGTGCCCGAAGGATTAATAAAGTCGTCTGGGACAATGTTATCAATCTGGACTAATGGTTGCAGATAAGAAGTGCCAGGGGTCTTCACGTCAATGCGTGTGATGCCCATGAGTGCCTTGATACGACCATCAAAACCAGAGGATGAAATCACGTCCACGTTAGGGCGTGAGGTGTAACCATCACCAGAGTTGGTGAGAAGTGCAGTATTCAACTGACCCGAGCGGATAGTTGCCAATGCAGCAGCGTTACGTCCCTTAACAGATCCCGTATATTCAAAGGTGATCAAGGAGTTTGAAGATTCGATCAGAGCAACGTCACGAGGGAATTCCTCACCGTCAATCTCAAGTTTGTCACCTGCTTCCACAGGAGGCACAACAGTTGCAGCAATCACGTCCGTGTCAGATCCAATATAGGAGAATCCGACGAAGGTTGATCCTGCGCGAGGCACTTCAGCAAAGATGACTCTAGATCCGACAAGATCGTATGCGACGCCAGGTTCCTGAATGATACCGTTGAGTGAAACAATGATGTTGTTTTCTGGGCGAATCACGTTAGAAGAGACACCCTCAGTCAGAGTCAGTGAGTAGAAGAGACCTTCACGTTTGAGGTTGAAGGACGACCGCAAGGAGTCAAACTCGAAGCTAATATCGTCCATCTGACGGAGTTTACCAACGTAGTAACCAACGAATTCAGATCCAATGTCGGGTGCCTCAGAGAAGTTAATCTTGTCAGAGAATGCGACATAGGAGTTGTTACCGCCAGGAGGTTGCAGGATACCGTTGACGAAGATGAGCATGTGACCAGCGGGATCTGGGAAGTATGCTTCACCGTTGCTGATCGTAAGATCAAACTGTGTCTGAGCACCGTCGAAACCACGGAAGTAGCGATCAACACGACCCTCAAGCGTGCGTGCCTTAGCAATCACACCACCCCAACCATAGTCAGAAATGACGGTCATGTTGTCAAGGAAGTTGCCTTTAACATTTTCCAACCAGACGGTTGCGGTGATACCCTGCTGGTTGATAGCAGCCACGCGCCCGTAAGAGTTATATGCAGTGTCTGTGATCGTAGTAACATTAGCATAGATGCTTGGGAAGTTACTACCAATATCAAGTTTACCGATGTTATTACCACCCGTGGTAAGAGCATTGATATCTTCACCAGTGCCCACAGGAATCAAGTTACCGATAAACAAGCGATGGATTCCATAGTTTGGATCGGCAGGATCTATGTTGATGCCATTGATATATTGAGTTACCGTTGCACGGAAACCAGGATCTTTCAATGTGGTGCCTTGTAGGAGGACAACCTCATCACCCACGCGGAATGTGTCAGCAACACCCGTATCAACAATTGCAGTGCCAAGCTCCAACTGATAGATGTTGGTGCCATGGATATACTGGTTAAGTTGAATCTGCGTACCAGAGAGACCCTTAATTTCAAGGATGTAGTCAGTGACGCTACCGTAGATAATATCGCCAGTAGACCATGCATCTCCGATGGTTTCAACGTCAATCGTAATACGACCACCGTCATTACCTGTAAGAGATCCAGACTTATTGGCATATGTATTAGCGTATGCCTCAACAGCAGATGCTTTATCAAACAACCAGTCGCCTTGTGCGAATGATCCCTTCTCGACGTTGATTAACATGCGAGAATCGAAGGAAGTAACTTCAGCAGTCGTGCCGCTATCAGCACCAACTAGGATATCACCTACGTTAATTACGCCCGCGACAGTAGTTAGATTGACAAAGTTTATACCATCTGAATTTGTCTTGTCTGTCTGTAAAACCTGTCCAGTAATACTAGGATTTGTTTGGACTGTAACAATCTCACCATTCTGGAAGTTTTCATAAACACCCAGATTCTGACTGACATTATTCAGATTATAACGAGTATAGAGTCTGTTAATCTCTGCTTGGTTAAGTGAGATACTACCAACTTCAGAGGAAGACTCAGAAGTGGTGCCGTAGATAACATCTGCGGGGTTAAATCCACCCTGGATAGGAGTCTGCGAAGGATCCGCTGGGAAGAGGGGAGTTGATCTATCGATACCAGTACGTCTGACGACAGAGAAGATCTGCTGACCAGAGTTAGTGGTGTCAACTTCAATTTTTCTAAATCTGCCATCGTGCATGTAATGGGCACCAACCTCAAACCACTGTGCAGTGGCAGTCATCACATACCAGTAAGATTGACCAGTAAGTTCTTTGACTGAAGTCTCAGATGCTGGGATATACTGGAGAATATCACCACGACGGAAGGAGTTTGTGCGATAGATTCTAACTCTATACTCGGCGCGGTCGAAACCAACGGGGACGATAGGAGTCAGAGTAACCAGAGCGGGGTCAGTGTTGTAGTCATATCCCAACTCATACTTGGTGCTAATGTTAACAACGTCGCTGCTAGGCACCCAGGTAACACTACCTTGAGTTGGGAATTTAGATGTCTCCAGTGAATACTCAATACAGTTGATTGAAGAATCCATAATAAATTCAGATGCTTCACGGTTATAATCTAGGCGACCATTGAGTCCTAACTGATAGGTGTTGTATGCTGCCCAACCTGCATCTGAAGTCAATTGATACAATACCGACTTGATATACTCGCGTATACGAGTAGTTGCATAAATTAGATGCGTGCGAGATACATCTTGGAATGCAATGAAGGTACCTTCACCATCAAACCAGTTTTGGACCAGTCCAAATGCACCTGCGTTACCACCAGTAATCATGTCATATCTGATTGCCTTGACGACATCACTACAGAAGTCCACTGTCATGTTAGTGGTGCTGTAGTAGGTCACAGTTTGATCAAATGCTCTCTGTGCGATAGCATCCTTATTAAACAACAACATGTTAGCAATACTCTTGTCAGTGTTTAATCCACCGCCAAGAGTATCTGTCATCAGATCAAACAGAGTATCAATGGCAGATTGTGGTCCTTCACATGTGCCTTGCTGATAATTGCTATTTGTGTAAGCGTCAAGTCTAGTTGTCCTAACGATATTAGACAACTGATTAATATTGCTATTTGCTGCGTTTTCAATTGTAGTGATGTAGATATCAATGAGTGTATCGATAGCAGAAGCAACTTCAGCACAAGTCTGATTCCACTCAGCAGCAGAAGAGTCATATGTAAGATCCGTGTCTCTAACTGCAATTTCAGGCGTGTATTTAATTGGCCAAATCTTAGGCAGCGTGGTAGCGCGGCTTGCAACGTTACCAGGATTACTAATTGCATCTGTAACCAGTGCCATTAGATTATCAATTTCAGTTGCAACGGCATCAGCCTCACTACCTGTGTAGGCAGGATCAACCAGACGTGATCTGTAGTATGAAAGATCACCTGTTGTATACGCCCATGCTGTTGTTGATTCGCCCGATGGCACAGCACCTGCCGTAGCGGCAAAACCGCCAGCATTGGTGCCTGCCAGTAATCCACCTGCTTCATAAAGACCAACATTCAATCCAGGTGTCTCTGCAGAAGCGATTTCGTTGCCATCAATCCAAAGTTTGACACGACCAGATCCAGAAGCAACTGTGCCACCAATTCTAATCTCCCAAGTAATCTCATGCTGACCACCATCAAAGTAATCTGAGAGACTAGAGACTTGGACATCAAGAAGTGCGAGACCGTTGTCGGAGGCAGCAGATGCACCACCAGAATAGGAGTTAGCACCATTACCAGCACGGAGACGGAGGTATGTGCCACTATCTCTGATACCGATGTATGCACCAGCACTACTGTCACCAAGCTCCCAGAGGACGCCATCGGTAGGTGTGCCACTAGGAAGCACTGTTACACAACTACAAGTCAAATCTTCATCGTTGGAAATACCAGTTGTGGAGTTGGATGCACTAGCAATGTCAGTTGTGCCATTGGTGAATGATCGAGTAATAACGTTGTTATAATCGCCCCCGAGAGTGATGCCGTCAGATGTAGAATTGCGAAGCACCGTAGTAGGTTTAGGTGTTGAATTTGAGAATGACTGCCCACCATCCGCTTCAAGAGATCCACCGTAATTTGCAACGTTATTAATAATCTGACCACGAATTGCACGTTTTACTAATCTCTTAGTTTCATTCAGAATCCAATTTACCTCTGTTGCCAGGGATGTAACGTGTGCAAGAGATCCAGAATATGTCGTATAGAATTCAGATACCCAGTTAATCCAGTTGTCACCGTCATACTTGAGGTTGAATACCAGTGCTCTGAGGATATCAGTTACATCATGGACACAATCAATACTTCCAGCGGAAGTAAGTGAATCTGGTGTAGATCTTACAAATGTGTGAGTATATTGTTGACCAACAGGAGAAGCGCCAACGTTAACTGTAACCTGACTATCTTGCTTAATAACTGCGCCAGCGGTAGCACTCACGAATGCATGTGTATACTGATTTGCATTTGCAGCAACACCCACATAGCAGGTGAATGTGTCAGAATCTACAACACTAACAATTAACCACTTATCAGCAGCAGGGTCTGTAGCACGAGGATAAGCATGGTTGCTACCATTACCATCCATTGTGCAAGTGAATGTAATTCCATCAGTTGCAATTTTAATTCTGTTTCCAGTTGACAACCCATGAGCACCAGTTGTATTGATAGTCATCAGACCTGAAACTGCATCATATGCAGCAGAGGATACATCTTGATTGGTTGTGCCAATTGCAGTAATTGCAACTGTTGTGCCGTATGCTGGATCACCCTTGCGTGGGTAAGAATGCTCACTACCGTTAGCATCCTGAGAGCAGGTAAAGACCAAACTATCAGTAGCAATAGACATTCTATTACCAACATTAAAGGAATGGTTAGGTATAGTGAGGACCATATCACCCGAAGATGCCGTGTATGCAGCAGCTGTTGGGGCGAAATGCTCTCCACCATCACTCCATCCATAGCGAATAGCACCAGTCACTGCAGATACAAATGTATGTGTATACTGTTGACCAGCAGGAGATTTGCCGACATCAACTGAGATTGTATCTGCAGTAGTGTCTACAATTACAATACGTTTTTCATAAACAGGGTCAGTATTGCGTGGATATGGATGGAGTGATGCATTACTATCTTGACTACAGGTGAAGGTTATACCCATTCCTGCAATACTGATATGCTCACCAATATTCAATCCATGATTAGGAATTGTGAGAGTCAATACACCAGACCCTGCAGCATAGGTTGCAGTAGTGGGAGTGAATTCCTTCCACCACATTGCACTAGCTCCACCGTTAATGCTTAATGCAGGATATTGTGTAGTGCCTGCTTTAACTGCTTGCTCAGCAATCCAACGAATGTTTGCATCAATAGCATCACCACAGTCAGCGAAAATTTGCTCTCTGGGGTTTGCCTCGTATGAGGAAGGATCTATACTATTAGGATCGTTTCCAGGAATATAATCTCTACCAAAACCATTTCTTATGGTAAGAGTTGCTATATCTCTGACAAGTTTCATGACAGTGACAGTTGCTTCCCAGTCGTCTTCAATATGCTTCAGTGAGTTATTCTCAGTTTCAACATATAGACTTGTAGCATCCCATGTCTTCTCATTACAGTTGTAGTTGAGGTCATGGACCATGGCATTAAGGATATCCTTAACATCATCCATGCAGTTAACAGCACCACCCTTGATCTGGAATGCAGCAAACTTAGACATATCATTCATTGTCTCGACTGCCTCATGTGCAATCAGATCAACGTTAGCCTTGAGTGCATTGGTAGCATCTTTATAACGATTCCAGTTAGAAACATTATCCTGAGGATATCCTTCATCATCGATAGTGATGGTATCATCTCTAAATGCACCGCGAGCAGTAAACAGAGGTGTGTGATAGTCGTCTTGTGCCCATGCTGGTCCACCAAGGTCTCCTGCAACTTCTCCAGGAGAAAGGAGCAAGTTGTTACCTGCTTTCTGGGTAAGATACTTAGCGTGCTCAAATGCATCAAGCATTGGATTCAACTCATGCTCAACATGGAGCACATTGTTTTGATCATCTAGATACTGATCAATAACTGCTTCTACGTTGTATGTCCCACCTGTGCAAAGGTCAGCAATTACAGCAGGGAGAATGAATTGCTTAACATCTCTCTCACAATATGGTTGACCATAACCAGGAATCACCAAGAATTGTGTAGGAGTGCCATTAACGTCAACTTCATACTTATCAAGTATGTAACCAGCAACTTCTTCTGCAATGTAATCGCGGTTTTTCCAGATTAAGACACCAGTGTCTCTGAAGATATCAGGATTAGGTGCTAGGACTTCCAGCACTTCACGACCGAGAATATCAAACTCATTCTGAATTGAAGCAGAGGCAGGGGAAGAGAAGTTGTTAGGAAGTCTCAGTCTGTTTGTATAGGTGCCAGTCAGATCTGTATCAGTTGTAGTAATTACATACTTACAAAGGACGAATGTCTGATCCCATGCATACAGAGTTTGCAGAATCTCGCCACCAACGTGCTTCAGTTTGCCTGATGCTTCAAGGTAAGTACGAGCGGTGTAAAGTGAATTATAGTTACCACCGTCTCTCAAGTCCTTGACAAGAGCGCCGATGATGTAGTCTTTGGTATCCCTGATACACACATTGGTGCCACCATAACTACCTTCGGCCATGTTGTTGCCAGGGATCGTAAAATCAGGGAATGCTGCTTGCATTCTACCGACTGCCTCTTCAGCAATCCATGCAGCGTTAAGGTCGATAATATCAGCACAGTTTCTGTGATCTGATCTACCAAGGTCAACGTTTTCAATGATCGCGAAGTTTTGATCGTAGTTGATCTCCTTAATAGCAGCAGAAGAAATACGCTGACCTGTGTAGATAGCATATGTTTCCTGATTATCGATGACGAATGGTTGCTCACCATCGAGACCAAACATGACATACTGGTTAGAGTAGTCGATCTGAGTGGGAGGCACGAATCCAGTATTGAAGTCGGACTGACCATTCTTGACAACCACGTTATCCATGTAACCAGCAAACTGATTAGCACCGTTGAAGTCAGATCCGATGTAGATAGCAGCGTAACCGTAATCGTTAGTGTCGGCATAGTTACCACCAACTTGCACGCCATCAACATAGAGTTGCAAGACGCTAGTAGTCCTAACAACCGCAATATGATGCCAGTTTTGAGCAATTAGCGTACCACCAGTCAGCAGTTGAGATGTGCCATTATAAACTGTGATTGCACCAGAAGTCTGGAGAGTAATTCTCAGACCTGAAGCTGCGGACAGACGACGGAAGTCAAACAGATGCTGAGTCGTGCTCAGGTTATCTGCTCTAACCCAACCTTGGACTGTAAAGTCTGCAGTATTACCAAAGGAGAAATCGTAACTATCTCTAGTAACCAGATATCCATTAGATGAGAATTTGACAGACTTACTACCGCTAAGTTTCTTATATTTTGTAATAACACTTAGAGAAACGCCATTCTGGTTAGCAGTGCTGGAGTTGGTAATATACTCACCATCTTGGAATGATCCAGTAACAGCGTCAGCAAAGATCCACTTCAAACCAGAGTTAGATCCAATTGCTTCAAATGATGCACCGCTGGTAACACCAGTGATGTTGTCGCCAACAATAAACAGACCACCCGAGCGATCCTTATATGCAATCTTCGTGGTGCGGATGTTTTCACCAGCAACAAAGGTGCCATCAGTGATGCTTGCGAGAGCGTTAATATTATTGAGATTTTGTGCTGCAATCGCAGTCGTAGAGATGTCTACGAGCGTAGCGATATATGCCTGGACGTTAGCACAATTCTGGATTGTTTCATTTCGGCCTGAGTAGTAATTGGGGTCGAAATACTTGGCAGTTGTGCCACCACCAGTGAAGACTGCGTTATCAAGTGCCTTGACGAATGCATGAGTATATCCACCACCACTACTAACTGAGTTGGCAGAAGCAGAAACAAAGGTGTGGACATACTGTTGATCTGCAGGAGATGCTGCAACGTTGACCGTAATTGTGGTTGCAGTAGCGCCATGGATAAACAGACGACGACCAGCAGCAGGATCAGTAGATCTAGGATATGTGTGAGTAGTTGCATTAGCATCCATATCACATGTAAATACCAACGAATCGTTAGCAATAGTCACATAGTCATTGATTTCAAGACTATGAGATCCAATGGTCAATACCATATCACCCGTTGCTGGAGTGTAGGTAGCAGCAGTTGGTGTGTATTGGACTAGAGGAGATGCACCGACGTTGACTGTAATTGTAGTGCCAGTCTCAGCACTAATAGCAAGAGGAGTGTTGAATGCAGGATCTCCAGCACGAGGATAGGCGTGGAAGGATGCATCGTTATCAGCATCACAAGTAAACACCAAAGAGTGTGGACGGACAGTAACAGTATCAGAAGTTGTCAGTGTGTGAGTGCCAATGGTAAGAACCATTTCACCACTTGCAGGTGTGTAGACTGCAGAAGACACGTCAAATTCTTGCAGATCATCCTCACCACCATTATAAGTGCCTTGATATGTTGTAGGATCTTTCAGCATGAAACCAGTGACAGAAGTCCTGGAATTGACTTGATAATATAGAAGGTTGGTGATTGCCTGGAAGGACAAGTGCATTGCCTTATCGATAGCAGTCAGAGATTCTGCATACTCACCGATTAGACCGTTAGCAATAGGTGCTCCAGCAGCATCGAAATACTTCTTAGTGAATTCGATGATGTTGTAGTTACCACCCTGAGAAACGTCTTCTGCCAAAGCATCGATCATCAGACCGATGTCACGACGACACTTGATTTGACCAGGAGAATAAGATCCAAGGCTCTCATCAGGAAGGTCAACCAGCGTGCCATTCAGCAGAGTCTCATCAACCACATCATAGAGAGTGGTGATTGCTGCTTGGACATCTGTGCAGTTGTCAGTGCCATTGTTAGACTGGTTAGCACCGTTAGTGCCATAAGGATCGTTGGGTGATGGATCAGCAGTAATACCGTTGCCATCATAACCACCATGATCTACTTCACTCCAAGGGACATATGTAATACCTGCATTAGGTTGACCAGATGGTGCTGTGAAACTATTAGTCAGATTGTTGACGATTGCCAACTTCATCATGTCTTTTGCTTTTTCAAATCCATAACGAGTCTCAGCAGACTCATTGTTGACATACACAAAGTTGCCACTTACATCAAAATACTTGGCGCAAAGTTTACGAGTATAGACGTTACCACCACGGAAGATATCGATAGAAATTGCATCGATATACAACTCAAGGTCACGAATGCACTTATTAGGATCAGGTACTGTGAGTGACGTATATTGCGTCATCATCTCATCGTATGCCTTATTAGCAATGTATGACTTATTTTTTTGAATCAAACGATATGCATCAGAATACCTACTCCAGGAGTTGGTAATAATATCACCAGGGAAGTAGAATCTGGGGTGCTTGACAGCAATTTCTGCTTCAGCAAAATCAACGATTTGATCTTTGTTGCCAAGGATCATTGCCGAAGCATCTTTGAATCTGTTGGTAGCAACACCATGGAAAACCGAGACTGGGTTACCGTAGTTTGCTCTGTTGTTAATAACAATATCGCCTTCAGAGAATGCCCCACCTGTTAATTGGGTGTATTCAACTTCAGTATTTCTAACTTCTTCAAAGTCAAGGAAGTCTGCATTAATTCTGTTAGCGGCGTTGTAAATCTCAGTAGGTGTAATAGAAGATTGTGAAATGTTATCGATAATAACATTAGGATTAGTAATACTAACCAAACGCTCAAACAGCAGACCATAGAATGTAGATCCTGGGTTGATGATCAACTCATCAACAGCATCGGAGGTTGCGGGGTCAATATAAGGAGAGATATTTGTAATCTGACCAGCAATCTTAGAGGATGCTGAGTAAACAAACTCATTCAATCTCAGATCAAATATACCAGTCTCAAACTGTGCAGTACCTGAAGTCTTACTTACAACCAGTGAATCAGTAACACCACCCTGAGGATCAATATTAGTTTCTTCAATAATAGCAGTGTCGCCTTCAAGGTTAGTGATGGACTCACCAAACTGGAAGATAGTATTGCTATTGATAAGAGTAACACTCTCAATAAGTCCAGAGAAGAGGGTGCCACGGACAATCTCTTCATTCAGATTAAATGTGCCACCAACCAAGTTGATAACATCAATAGTAGTTGTGCCAGAATCGATAACAGTGGCAATAACATCACTATCTGCACCTTGCACTTGTTGTCCAAGTGTTGGGAAGATTCCGAAGTTTGCCACCCCTGCCTGACCAGAATACAATTGAATTCTGTAAATTGGTGTAGGAGTAACTGATAGAGATCTATAGTTAACTCTAGATGCTGGTTTTGGAGGCTCACTGAATACAATGTTTCCACCAACGATGGTGTATGAGACGCCAGGTGCCTGAATCACACCGTTGATAGTGATCAACAACTGATTCTGTTGGACGATAACCTGTCCACCTTCTACAGTAATTGGGAATTGCTTATCAATACCGTTAAACTGAGGTGAAATATCATCAAGTTTCTTCACGATAGAGGTCAAGATTTCCTCAGAGGAAGTCAAACGCTTTTTACGGAAGAGGACTTCAGTATTGTTGTAATCGGTGTAAATTGGTTGTGCTGCACCGAAAGATGTGATCTGGTTGACGTTGGAGTAGTTATTAATGTTAACTTCCTTCGTAAACTCAGTACCAACCTTTCTACCCGAAACATCCTTACCACCAACGATCTGCAACTGTCCAAACAGTTGGAATCCCGCAGGGTGGTTGTTTTCAAGGATTTGAGTCTTCCATTTTGTGATGGGGATCTCAGACTTAACAACGTAAGAGAAGTTTTGGTAGAAGAAGGAATCTTGAATTTTTTGGACAATTTCGGAAGGTTTACCGACGTTATCGATAAACTTACCAGGAGTCCTTGTCAAAGATCCAATATTTAACACACCACGAGCAATACTCAGGTTATCGATGACACCAGACGCTTTGGAAATAGATCCAGTGACTTTTTCGCCAACTTTCCAATCTCCATCATAATCAACGATCTTGAGGATCTTAGGACCGATTTGCCAACCAGTATTAGTAGAAACCTTACCAGTTGCACTTGCAAGCTCAACTGCACTACCTTGGAAGACTTGCTCGCCTTCAAGGAAACGAGAGGTCGCAACAACTGCTTCTGCTCTACCACCAAAGACTTCGGTGAGTAATACTTGACGACCAGTGCCTTGTGTCAAGAATGTGATGTAATCACCTGCTTGTGCTGACTGTAAAGTCAGTCCAAAGCGGATTTGATCAGATTCAAGTGAATTTGATTGACCAGCAATCGCATAATAGATTTGTCCTGCAATCAAAGAGGTCAAACCTGCGCTGGATGGTTTAGGTAAAACACCATCAGTGCTACCTACACTTTCAGCACGGAATTGAATTTCTGCACCAGTTGTAATACCGTGAGGGAAGTTAAACTGCAGATAGTTGAGGTCGAGGTTAACAACGTAGTTAAACTCAGACTTCAGCGTAACTGAGGGCTCCGAAGAGTATCCAGCACCAGGATTCTTGATAATAATTTCATTGAGTCGATTATTCTTGATAACTGCGACTGCATCGGCACCAATACCGCCACCACCGTCAATAACAACTGCAGGAGTCGATGTATAACCAGCACCAGGATCTACAATCTTGATTTCTGAAAGAATCGACGTATTGAAGAGTTGGAGGTTAACGGGGAAGGTAATTTCAGGTTTCAGGGTATAATCGTGAGAATATCCGAAACCAAACTCATTATTCTTAAGTCTCTTAATCTTACCAATGTTTCTACCTGTCAGGAAGACGGATGCACCACTACCTTCGCTAGGAATGTTAACACTAACAGATCCACCAGATCCAGACAGTGTGGGACCAAGAATACCAGTAATAGCATCAATATCTACGCTAGCAGTGGTATAACCTTTACCTGGGTCTGCAACTGCAACCGAAGCAAGAGCACCTGATCCAGTTTCATCATCTAGGAGGACTGTAACGGTAACTTTACCGCCTTCACCGTCTCCAGCAACAGGAACGTCATAGTAAACGCCAGGTGCATATTCTGTGCCACCATCAACGACAACAACTTTCTCAATTTGACGGAAGGATGCAATATCTGAGATAATTGGTAGTTTCTTATAGAATCCACCAGGAGAAACCAGTTTGATGCTGTTAATAGGACCAACTGCTCTAGTAGAGGTTGTAGAGTAGAAAGAATACTCCTGTCCTTGATCATTAGATCCGATCTCAGCGTTACTACGCTCAGGTTCTCTAAAGAGTGGGAATTTGAATTCAGTATCACTTACAATTTCACTAATTGTAAATCTACCTTGGTATGGAGTTGTGATAACGTCAACATATGAGTTTTCTCCAACTGGTGAGTTATCCCCAGTCCTAGATGGGTCAAAGTAGTATGAAATGTTAGTAACATCGCCAAGCACCAAGAATTTAACGAATGGATTACTTGCACCTGCACCTGCAATACCAGGAGTGCCATCTCTAACAGTATTGTTGAAGGAATATTCCAGTTTATACTGGTTATCCTGAGAGAATGACATGTAATACCCGAAGTTGGAAACATCGCTAACATCGAAGTTATACTGATGATTTCTAGTGAAAATCAGAGTAGGATGTTTAGCATAGATGTTGACGTTTGCAATTCCATTGTTTACAAACGTTGGATCGGACACTGCGGTGTCTCTAATTCCAAATGTGAATTCTCTAGATCCAATAACATCATCGATGAAGAATGATCCGTTAAATTGATTGCCAGAGAATCCTTCAGTAAAGATAATCTCGGCTTCTTTATAGAAGTGTGGAGAATTAGATGTGCAATAGACCTTATCAGTTCTAGTACTGCTAGCAAGAAGAATATCTTTTTCAAGACGTGCAGTAACACGAATCTTCTTAACAGATGCAAAACCAGAGATCTCTACAGACTTCTCATCTGCTGCTAGAGTGATGTTTCCAGTATTAACGCTAACAACATCATTAGGAATGAAGTTTGATCCAGGTTGGACTTCTAAGATCTCGATACTATAGTTGTTACCTTGATTGTAAGGCATCAAACGGGTATACAGACTGATTGCCTCGATAGTTTCAACGAAAGACCAAGTAACAGTGCCATCAGACACATCACCAGTGGTATGTGTAGGAGGAGTAGGCGTAGTAACACCACCGCCACCAACAGCAACCTGATAAACGTTGAGTTTATACCACACACGCTGACCAACAGCATATAGACGATGTGGCAACCACTCAGGCATATCCAGACCAGTATATTGAGGTCTAGGGAAAGGATGCTCAGTCAGATCAAGAGTAAACTTACCTGCGTCATCGATGAATGACCAGTTAATAACACCATCGGAAACAACACCATTGTTGTGCTGAGGTGAAATAGTGCCAGATGTGCCAGCACCCTGTGCTTCATAGATTCTCTTCTGATTGTAAACACGATCGCCTTGTGCATATGCAGTTGATGCTGCCCAAGGGGATTCCTCTTCAATAGTATCGAAGTATGTACCTTCAATCTGGTTAATATCTCCACCAGGAGTTGTAGTGCGGAATCTATCAGTAGTATTAAATGTACCGTAAGTCTTACCAATTCTATACTTGGTGCCAACGCCAGGATTCAGTAGAGTGCCTGCAGGGACCTCAGTAATGGTTGCAAATGCAGTTGTAGTGCCAACATTATTAAACTGCTGCAGAATCGAATACTGAGTAAGTTTGATTGGTTGGGTAAATGTAAACTCTTGGACGTTATCAACCTTCTGATACAGAGCATCTCTGATATAGAATTTGGGGATAACATCAGCAGAGATAATTAATCTCTTACCACGAGGTGATGGGATGGTAGAAGTCTTAGATGCATACTGATCATATGCTGAAGATAGTGTATATGTACCAGGGTTTAACGTGGAGAAAGTCTGGGACATGTCCAGAATTTGCAGACCACCAGGACCCTCTAACCATGGAGAAATTGCACCAGGACTAATAGATGTCCAATTCATACCGATTACATGATCGGTGAATGCAATAGTGCTGTACTTGTTAAGACCAGTTAAGGTATAGGATGCACGTTGGGTATGTGCTCTATCAAACTTGATCAGTGCAATATCAGAGTTAGATGTCGTGATTGCAATTTCAGCAGTGGGCACAGTATAAGAAGTGCCAGAATATGGAGCAACATCATCGAGCACGAAGTCGTCGATGTTACCACGGAAACTATTTGCAGTTGTTGGGGCACTGACAGGACCACAGATAACAACGTCATCAAGAGCAACATCAGTAGTGCTCTGATAAGTGATCTGTTGGTTACCGCCAATGAATACCTCATAACGATACAGACCCAAAGATTCTTGACGTTTCTGGAAAGTAACATGGACCCATGCACCAGAAGCAAAGGCATCCCAGTTGGTTGCAGCAACAGAAGAAGCAACCTGAGTGCCATTCAAGTAAAGAATAACCTTCTGATAATCAGGATCGGTATTATCACCTTTAATTGTTACCGTAATGCCGTTGGTATTAGTTGCATCATTTACATGAAGCAGTGTGGGCTCATGAGCAGTACTCCATACTGTCGTATTCATGGACATCCACATTCTGCCACTCCACTCAAGTGGTTGTAAACCTAAGTTGGCAATGGTGATAGGTGCAACATCATTAAATTTTAGCGATCCGCCATCAAACTTGTAAACAGCAGCATCGTGAATAATATCAGACTGACTGAAGTAGTTGTATGTGCCAAGATCTTGCTTGGTGGTATCTTCTACAGGATTTGCATTGTTGCCCATTCTCCAAGAGACGAGCTGATCAGATTTCTGACGGTTGACAGCAAGAATAGTATCACCAGAGTTATCCAGAGCATGAGTAGTTGCTTGGAAACCGATGTTTGCAGTATCATCAACTTTAGTCTGATATAACAGGGTGCCATCATACTTCATATAAGAGATAACTGAATATCTCTGATTCTGGGATTCAATAACATCAGAAACTAGAGTGTAGTTACCCCATTGATCATATGAGATACCTGCATGATGCATTTCAAGGAAATCACCAGTAGTAGTAACAGTCTTACTCCAGTCCCAAGTGGTTTGTGCAGTAGAAAGAAGGAATTTGTTAATCTGGATCTTATCGTACTTAGATGCTGCAGAGTTGAAGATGTCCCAAGCAACAATAATTGCACCATAGTCATCCATAACCATTGTTGGGTTTACAACACGTCCACCCACCGTAGGAATCTGCTTGATCCAATCCATCTCAACGTTTGCACCGTCATAGAAGAATTCACCGAAGATCAAGTCATCATTTTGGTCGTTAACGCCAATAAAGAAGAATCTATCATCGGAGATCATCATGATCTGATGCATTTTCTCAGAATCATCCTGAGATGCAACCTTACGTTTCTCGACCAGATCACCTTCAATGCCACACTGAATGATCCACATATCATCGGGATCAACAGAGTTAGTATCAGTGTAACCACAAAGGTAGATACGTTGTGCCTGATCAAGAGCGATAGAAGTTACATAGTCTCTTCTGGTGCTACCAGAGATACCAGCGATTGCTCTCTGCCACTGTAGGATACCGTCAGGATTGTTTGCATTATTGAATCCAGACTCATATAAACCTAACCAGATGTCTGGGTTGTAGACATCGTTGTCAGGATTCTTTGTTTGGCCTGTAACATATATGAGGTCGTTTTCTGGAGTGTCATTCACTACCATCTTGAGGAATTCAGCCCTCTTCTGGTTAGCATTAATAGGAATGAGAGTTCTCTCCCAGATCTTCTGACCCAAGTCATCAAACTTGGCAAGGAAACCAGACTCATCACCATCTGTCTCAGTAATCTTACCGCAAATATAAGTATAGCGTTGTGAGGTGACCTTGATATCATTAACGTTAATGATACCAGTTGCTTCCATATATTCGCTCAACCAGTAGCGAGTCTTCTTATACTGCTGTGGGTGAGAGACACGAATTTGGGGAGGATCTGCAGGATCATAACCATTACCCGAGTTGATAATGTCAACTCTGCTGATCTGACCTGTATTTTGTAGAACAATTTCAAGTTGACCATCCTGACCAGCAGATGTGATCAATTCAAACGTAGGAGGAATATCTTCATTATAACCAACACCACTCTGAGTTACATTGATACGCTCAATGCCAGACACAACTTTAACTTTGAAGTTTTTGTTAGTGTTGTCAATAACAGGGGAAGAGTTGAGAATCAACTCATCTTGCTGGCGCAAGTCATGGTTAGCTGATGTAGTAATCACACCATATGGACGATCGCCAATGATCTCCTTACTGTATGATTGGATGATTTGACCCTTAACAGATTCGATGAATGCTGAAGCACCGAAACCACCAGTATCTCCATCATCAAAGAAGATGGTATCATTAACCTGATAGGACTCACCTGGATTCTCAATAACAAAACCATCAATCTGAGCATCCTCAAACTGAGTGGTTGTCTCAACTTCGATGTCAACTCTAGACTCTTCAGAGACTTTAGGGAAGTAATCATAGATTTGTAGAGTTGCCTCTTCAGACATCTCAAGGATTTCTTGCTGCTCATTGGCATCAATGATTCCGTCGTTATTACTATCCTGCACCTCAAAGATAAGAGGATATCCTTCGATCTCAGTCGTCAGGACATCTGCTTCTTGGTTAGGTTGACGATCAACATCAATATCAACGTTGACATAAGGATCTCTATATCTTACAACATTTTGTGGAATATTTTCCTGAGTTGCACCTTGGGCAAAATTCCAACTATCGGGTAGAGAGTTAAACTGTGGACCGAGGATATATGGGAATTCTGCAATACCTGCTTCCGATGCATCAATAGTAATAAAGTATGCATAGGTGCCATTAGGATATTGTGGCGACTTACAGAAACGACCGTTGTAGTTGTCAAGGTCACCAGACTGGAAGTCATACTCATAATCAGCAACAAACGATCCTGCAGGATATGTTGCTAAAGAAGGTCCATCAATACGAGCAGGATTTGGATTAGTTGCTAAGTCATATACAACGTTATCTTTTAGTTTATATGAAGTGCGAAGTCTTCTGACTCCGCTGTTCTGGTCAGTTGGGTCAATGTAACCATAGGGACCGTAGATTGGGTTACCATCATACGCCCAACCCAAAATAGGAGAGTGCTCATAGTTTGATGCTACTTCTTGGAATTGTTGTGTAACCGCATTAAGGAAGACGTTATCGCCAACCACATAGCGGAGTTCTTTAGGATCACTAACGTGGGCATATTCACCACCAAACTGATTATTCAGACCAGTAAAGACGTATCCTCTTGCCCCATCATATTTGGTACTAAGATCATATTGGAGGTTTTTATTCCACTCAAAAACTTGTGGAGTAAACTCTGCAAAGTCACCAACAGACTCAAGTCTGACAGTAGTAAGACCTTGGGTATATCCAATACCTCTGTTAGTGAGTACAACGCTAAGGACTCTGCCCTTATCTTCACCAATAGTGCCAATGACTGCTCTTGCAATAGCACCAAAACCATCACCATTGATGATAATTGTGGGAGCAGTAGTATAACCACTACCAGAGTTAATAATAGCAATAGAAACAATACGACCATTGATAACAATGGGTTGTGCCAAAGCACCTTCACCAGAGTTAACTCGGATTGTAGGCAACGCTGTATAACCACTACCAGCAGCAGTAATGCTAACAGTTTGGATAGGACCACGGACGTTTGCATTTGCTGTAGCACCTGTACCGCCACCACCAGTAACTGAAATACTAGGTTGTGAAGTATATCCAGATCCTGGTTGCTCAACCAGAATTCTAGTGACACGACCACCAGTTACGATAGCTTGTGCAGTTGCTCCAATACCACCACCACCAACGATAGAGACTAGAGGAGATTCTATATATCCACTACCTTCTGCAGTAACGTCAAGTGAAGTCAGACTACCGTTAACAACAACTTCGCCAGTAGCACCTGTACCGCCACCACCAGTAATTTCCAGAGCAGGTTTGGATCCTGCATCATAATCCTGACCAGTGTTGGTAACTGTGATACCAGTCAGAGGACCAAATCTAACAAAGTCGCCAGACTTGTATGCCCAGATAGAAACACCATTTACCCAAGCACCAATCGAGCTCCCAGCTGAGATGTTTTGACGCTCAGAGATCGTTTGGACTAAACGAGGGAGACGGATTAGTTTACGTTGGTTACCAGGAATCAGTGCCGATCCTGTGAAAGGACCAACCTTATAATTGGGTAGACCAGAGGAAGCAATATAAACATACTCATCATTAAAGAATGAGTTTTGGATATTTGTTGTAAATTCACTAACAACACTGTTAATAGAAGTTATATCAGACTTACCTCTATTAAGGTCCACAGAGAGAAGAATGTTACCCTCAGGAATGATCTCTGTAGGAGTATTAATCTGGTATGTGAATTGCAGGGTATCAATACGAGAAGTGACAGTGAAAGTGCCGTTGAATACAACAGGGTTTGCACCATAAATCGTCACCTGATCTGATACTAAGAGACCATGTGGATTAGTACAAACAACAGTAGCAGTCTGGTTATTAACACCACCAGGAGTAACAGTATCAACTTGAATAAGTTTCTTAACGTTATACAACCAAGAGGATAGTCTCTCATCTTCAGAAGAAGATCCGAGCTTAGCAACCTTAAGTTTGTCACCTTGTAGATAGTAAGATCCAGTATCATCTAGGATCGTTGTACCTGCTTCTGCAATACCAAGCACTCTGAGTTTACACTCAGTATCGGTATCCTTGTTGACATACACAAAGATATCAGAGTGGACAATAGTACCAGGATCCCAATCTTCTACAACACCATTCTGAGATCTGGTGCATTCGATAAACTGGTTAAGTGATTTCTCTTTATACTGTGCAATCTCTTGATCGTTGATACGAATGGTGCCGTTTCTTTCTGGCCATCCAATCGTGGAGTCAACGGTAATAATCTGACCGTCAGTAGCCAGGGGCTCAACTAGAGTAGTCTTATAAGGGATAATGAAACTACCACTTAGAGTCTCTTCGGAAATTGCTAATTCATAGATGGTGTCCTTACCTTCGATGATGGTAATGACGTTTTCAATCAGAGCATTTGCTGCCTTAACACTAAGATCGACAGGATCAGTATACTGAATAAGTTGAGAGTCGATGAGATTAGCAGGATTACCTGAAATCAATTCAGCACGCAACACTGTGTCAACAACCCATGTTGCAGCAGATGGAGCGATGATCTCATCTCTAGGATAGTAGATCTCCACCTGCTCGCCAAACATGATCTTAAACAGATACTGTGTGGAAAGCTCAGTACCTTTACTGATGTAAAAATCAGTGATGCTTTTAATAACTTGGACTGGATTAATTGAAGAATAATCAATCTCAATAGTAGGAAGATACTGTCTTCTAAACTTATCAAAGACCTCTCTAATAAACAGAGAGTCTAGGTTAATAACCGTAGATGATCCAGGGTGAGTAGACTGACGCAGTGCTGCCTCACCAGCATAGATCTCATTATGGAGGTTGTCATATCCAATAGCACCAGATACACCACGACTACACTCAAGGAATGCAGAGGGAGAATAACCAGCACCTCTTTCAATAATTTCATAACCAGTCAGTTCGTTGAAACCAACAGCAACAGATGCTCTTGCAGATTTAGGCTCAGCAATGTAAATCTTAGGAGGCTCTGCTTCAGAATATCCAGTACCGAAGTTGGTAATGTTGATATCAGTGATCTGTCCATTAAAGATGGTTGCTGCAGCAGTTGCTCCTGTGCCACCAATAGGATCGCCATAAGGATCCTTTCTATCGTCAACAATATACACAGAAGGGGCATCGGTATAACCGTTGCCACCTGTTAGCATTTCGATGTTGGTGACGTTACCAGATGCAACAGTAACATCGAGAACCTGAGCACCAATAGGTTGAATAATCCTTGCTCTAGGTGGGGTTACATACCCTCTACCTCTATTTGTAATTACGATCTCGTAAACTTGACCGTCTTGATTGATTCTGGAAATTGCCTGAGCATTAATACCGCCTGCAGGTGCAGGATCCAGATAAACAATAGGAGGATTGCTGTAGTTAAGACCAAAATCTTCGACAACAATACTATTAATGTTTACACGACCTTCACTATCAATCGTTGGTTGACCGATTTTACAACCACCAGGATTGACGAAAGAAATAGCAGGGATAAAGTCATATCCACTACCAGAATTCATAATAGTCAGACTATCAACCTGACCAGTTTCATCATTTACGGTTAGGGCAACCTTTGCCAGTGTACCACCTGTAGGAGCGCCTACAAGAGCAAGAGGAGGGTTGTATGACGTGTAACCTTGTCCACCATCAATTAGGTTGATATTCTTGATACCACTAACCAAAGTTTTGGCAGTTGCACCTACACCTTCACTGTGCTGGATTGAAACTTTAGGTTCAAAGTCCAGTCTATAACCACTACCACCAGTTTTAGGAATCAGACGGTCAACTTGACCAACTGCATCAACGGAGACAATTGCAGATGCTCCAGATCCAAAACTAGGGGCATTATACTCAACAGAGCGAATATGGATATCATCAGCGCCACCCAGTGGGAATCTAAAGACAATTTCACTTCCAAATACAGTATAATCAGTGTATACTTCAAGTTGGCGATTATTCTTCTTAACAATCAGACCAATTGCTGAAGTTGGCGTATATGGTTGAGTATTTACTCTGAGGGGATATTCTTTCTTACCTTGATATTCTCCAAAGGGTATTGCATCAGTTGTGACGATCGTTTGATCGGCATACCCAACCAAATATACAATTTCAGTGAATGCAGAGTCGTCAGCACCAGATCTTTCGCGGGGAGCAACAGCAAAGCGAATTTCATTGCCTTCAAGGAAATAGTCAGTGCCAGGAACCAATATTTCGTTGTACGTGACAACAATTAGGTGCTCTACCGAAGGAGGATTTACAGGAGTCCCTAAAAAGTTTAGGGGAAATTTATTTCTAGTCCCATCAAACAAAGTGAAGGGATTTTCTAGTTGTTGTTTCTTTTTGTCAAATTGACTAGGAGAAACACCTGGAGTAATAATCGCATCAGGTCCACGAGTAACATTCTCGTAATAAATGACCTCATTATCGATCATGATCGATCCATCGGTTTCTTTGAAACCGTCAATCGATTCAATTTGGATAGTTGTATCGTTCAGACCGATATCACTCAATAAGAGTGTATCGCTTGATAATTCATCTGACGTATAAGCATCCAGGTCCAGATAACCCAGAAGATTATTCAGGATATCGTAAGGACGACCTGTTTTTTCTTGAGACTTGTAATATTGGAAGAGAAAGTCAACAAATTGTCGATCTTCCTCCCTAATAAATTCTGGGAGTTGGTTTTCAACTCTATCCGAAATGTTGATATTTTTGGTAGGCATCTATCTCAGAAACAGGAGGTATCTACTGGATATGTAAAACTATCCGTGGGATAATCAATGATATTTATCCCATTGGGATCACCGAAGTTATAACCACTAAAGTTGTTAGGATCGAAGTTGGGGATTGATATGTCATTAGTCTTCCAATCGATTGGGAAGACGTTGACATCGAATAATGTAGGATCAACGCCAGGTGGAATGAGGATAGATCCACCGTAAGGCAATACTTGAATAGGAAGACGAGTTGAATCGTCAGGTGTGCCTTGGATTGCAATGGGACCAACGCAAACTTGTCCTTTACTGTAATCAACAGTCCCAACAGCATTATTTAACACAACTTCAACCTCATCTCTTTTAGTGATAAGGAGAAGATTGCCTTTTCCATCATCTCTGATGTTAACTGGCACCAATACTTCATTTTCTCCAGTAATTGAGTTGGAAGATACAACAGCACTGGTGGAATTAGTACCAGCACCTTGCATTGTCAAATTAACGAGATCTTCAGAGTAACCTGTTGCGTAGAATGTGCCCGATTTGACTACAGAGAAGGAAGGAGCACAAGTTCCTTTATCTCCACCATCATCCTCACATCTACCGTTAATACAGACTTGACCCTCTGGACAATCTGCATCAGTAGAGCAAGAAGTGCCATCTCCACCTTCAGGACTTCCTGAATAATCGCCAGGATTATAAAGTGGGTTGCCAAAGTCAAGACACTGAGTAAAGACACTACCAAACTCAAATTGGTCAAGATTCTGACCAACGGTCACCTGAGTAACACTACCAGAGATTGCAGGGTCGCTATTATCGACCATTGCGTTATATTTGGAAGTATCGATGCGACCACCGAAACGATTGGTTTGACCATTCTTGTTAAACTGGTCAACATTACGCAAAACATCACTTCCGAGTTGAGCACCACTCTTATTAGTGTTGTTTCCGTCGTAATAAACGTAAGATTTAGGAATAACGTAGAAAATAGTAGGATCAATGATCACAGGATCGATTGATGCAACTGTATAACGCTTCAGATCGTTTTTGATCTTTGCTTTTGTCGTTTCATTCAGTTTATTGCCAGTTTTGGGGCGAATAGCAACATAAACTTTACCGTAAATGGGTGGAGTGAGTTTCTCACCACCATATGCGGTTACAGACGCTGCTTGAGGATAGATCTCTGAGACAATATGCTCATAATCAGTTTCAGTCACTGCTCGGTTTTGAGTAGCGAAGGCTCTAGGTGCCCTAAACTTAATAGATAGCGCACTTTCGCGTGCTTCACCGTCTGCTGCAGACTCTCTAGTGATAACTGCAATGTTTGCAGGTGCAATTGCGCGTTGATCACTGTCTCTAATGGTGCCAATGAATGCAAAGTCCTTACAACCGTTTGCCTCTTCACCAAAAGTTGTGACATATGACAGTCTGATGAATTCACCATCAATCAACCTACGTCCAAGGACACCATCACCGAAAACTAGGCGGTATCTAAGGTCATCTGACTCCTCAAGGTAGTAAACACGAGAAGTACTGTTGAGTGTAGTTACGTTTGCAGCAAGGTTATATGTGTCAATCTCTTGCGACTGTGCGTTAGGCGAAATATCAACATAAACCAAGGCTGTGTCTACGTCTTCGGTAGGGATAAGATAGTCCTGCCTCTTCGTATAATCAACTGTGTAGTTAAACTTGAGCAAATTGCCCTGATAAACAAGCACAGGGTCAAATATTGCGATACCAGTTGCGGGATCTACCGTAGTTTGCAACTCTCTAGTCACACAGAAGGTGTAAGTATCATTAAAGTTACGGGCAACAAACACATCTCCTGCAGACAGTGTGCAGAATTCTGGAAATGTAGTGCCATTTAGCGAAACTTGTGTCTGCACACGGATAGTCACACACGCTCTAGGTGCTTTAATTGACCTAGGAGTGTAATTTAACTGCTTTGCGATGCGGATAACGTTGTCTCTGACCGTAGCAGTCTCAAGAAATGCTTCATTCAGCGCCATGTTAGCGTTGAATGCCGTATAATATGTGTTATAAGCGAGGGTATCGATAAGATACGACGCAGCACTACCTTCAAAATCGTAATCGGTAAACTCGTTACGCGTTCTGAGGTAGGATTTGATAGACTCTTTAATCTCAAAGAAGTCTAACGATGTTAGTTGTGATGGGATAGCAGACATTTCAGGTCTTCTCTAAGAGGAATGTTACTTCTTGGGTTAAGTTTTCTCCAGTAATCAAATATTCAAGCTCAACTTGAATTTCATTTAGATCACTGTTATCTTCGACACGCACATCCTCAACAGTAATCCGTGGTTCAAGACGTTGGAGACAATCACGAATTTCAGTCTCGATCGCATCTTTAGAGAATGGATCCCATGGCTCAAAAAGAAGACCTTTCACCCGACTTCCAATGTTCGGTTGAAAAGGTCTTTCACCTAATATAGTCAATAATAAATTTCTTACAGATTGATTGATTGCTCTCTCATTCTTGACAGCACCAAAATCGTCAGTAGAAGGATTTGAATTAAAGGAAATTGCTAAGTCCTTAAACCCTCTACTGACGTACTGGTCTGATCTAAATCTGTAAGCAGGCATTTAACCCTCTTTTTTCTTTGGTCTCTCAGGTGGTTGGATGTTACGACTCACCTTATGAAGATATTTATCACTTCGTGGGTCGGTTATTAGGCGCATACCCGATTTGATAAAATCTTCACTCTGATCAGGTACTGGACTGTTAGCCACGATGATTCCTCCACATGGTAATTTTATTTATGGTCATTGAGAAGATTCCTCCTCAGGTGTTTTCCAATGGTAATCATTGGTGTCTCCTAACCTACCCCATTTGATACCATTTTCAACTTGATAGTATTTGGTTGATACTTTGAAGTCTGGTGTCTTAGGTTCGTTAGGTGTGATCGACAGATCAAAAATTCTGATCCTATTGTTTGGATACAAAGCAAACTGACCATTCTCTAAGAGAATGCAGTTATGTGATTTGTGCTCCTGTGGGTTCTCACTGACATTGGTGTCGATCATGTCAACATCAGCGTGGAAGTTGTCCAGTGTAAACAGATACTGACCAGCAACATTTCCATGATCACGGGTGCGGCACTCAAAATCCATAGTGCCAATAAATTGCTTCTGTATGCAACGCACTCCGTAATCCATACAATTCCAAAACTGCAAGTTGGGTAGATCCATGTCTACCTTTGGAGTTTCGGGACTACTTACAAATGCACTGATAGGTAATTTGTCAAACATTGCAGCATACTCAGGTAAGTATGTCTCAAAATAAAAAGCGCGTCCAGGTATCGATTTTGCCGATACCCATACGCCCTCTACAAATTCACCATGCCCATCGATGTGGTCCCTAAGATATTCCTTACGGACCCACACTTTGTGCGATGGTAAGTTGACAATTAACTGACTCATTCCTCACTAACCCAAGTTGCTGGATGAAAGTTACAATACTCGTTAAAGGTAATCTTCATCTCTTTATTAGAGAGTCCACAATGCCTGGCTGCTTTAGGAAGATTCCATTTAGCAGACCAAAGCATCTCCATAGACTCTCTGGTCTCAACTCTCATCGACCTTGACCACGATACCGCTTACCTTTACTGTTGCGAGATGTTGCAGAATATTTAGTATTTTTAGAGTTACCCTGTCGAGTCATTTTCGGGTTTCCAGGTACCCATCCATCTTTGACCAGTCCTGTCGTTGCGCGTGCGGGCATTAGTCCCTTTCAAACTACCTCAAGATGATAGCACAGTTGGATGCCCAAAGGCAACCACTGAGGAGCATGGATATGAGAATCCAGGGAATCCAACACCAAGTGGATCTAGGATCCTTGCAATAGGGATCTTGAATGCGAAGACTGTCAGGGTAGTCGGGAAGAGGATTCTAGGGTGTCCAAGACCACCAGCATCCTCAATGGTTAGTGTGCTACAAGGGAATGGTGTAGGGATAGGACATACACCCTTACCACAAGGACAGATGAAAATTACAATATTTGTACACAACGCAATGTGTGGAGTGAATACATCACCACCAATCATGATGGGGATAAACTGCACCAGCACTGTTGCTCGTAATGGATTGATCGCTGAAAGAGGAATTAGTGGTGTGGGTGGCCACCAGCATGTAAAATTCTTAATGACGATGCTGTAGGGCACTGGAGGGGTGCCACACGCCTGCACTGAGTGGACAGTGGATGGTAAGCAAAGACCATGCCCTGAGCAGGGTAGACCATTCAGTGATGCAACTGGTTTTAGAAATCCGTATGCCATTAAAATTCTTGGTTAATATCTTTACCTGCAGTATCAGGTCGAGCAACATCACACTCAGTGAAGTATGGATTGCCAAAGTTATTTAATGCGTTACTTAATGCCTGCACTCCACCAGTCAACCAATTCCTCACACGCATTGTGCCGCTGTAAGATCCCATCTTGAATACCTTGTCGCCATCTGAGTTGGTATACATTCTGGATGGGTCAATAGCAATAGACGCATCATTAACATTCTCCAAACCAGCAGCAGGAGGTCCACCAAAGATCCAAGCATAGTAACTCGTTGCAGAAGGTGAGCAGGTTGCACAGAATGGATTGACTGGTCCTGTAGGACTATTCTGTACAGTGCCTACGCCTGGTCCTGTGATCTCCCAGAAGCGGTTGCCAGCGATAGGGTCACCATTGCTATCATATCCACAATACACGTCTAGAGGGGCGTCTGCGGGTGCTCCTGTCTTCCTTGCATAAGTATCCCAACACTCATGGTTAGGCACATTAGTGTTTGCAGGGTTTGGACTGCAGTCTACACCAAATGCAGTATATGTTCCATTGCCAGAATACGGTGTAGTCGTAGATGTAGTGTTACCATTCTCGTCTGGGTCTGATGTTGTGGTCACATCGTATGCCCAAGACACTGATGCGCCACCTGTGAGTGCTCCACCAGTCAAATTATCACCTAACCAGAGCTGGAATTGCTCGTATTCACTAAAACCTAGACGGTTATAGTCAAAAGTATTCTCATCTAGACCCACTGGGACGAAAATAATGTCATTTTCGTCATTGGGATCGCGATAACAGCGCCCATCGACAGATCCATTGTTACAATTCCACGTTTTGTAACCATCAGCAACCTTTCTACGCGGTGTTACCTTGGGTTTTTTGAAACTTTCCATGAAATCCATGAAAGCTGCGCCCTGAGATCCAGTAACTCTGCCTTCAACCATGATCGACACGTTAAATTCTGCCTCTTTAACTTTAGAAGCGCAGTATTTGTAAGGCAAATATCCAAAAGCACGCTCATCAGTGAGGTTTCTACCCTTCTCAATCATGTCAAGAGTGGCAGATCCCCTCTCAGTAGTGCTAACGTACGCACATGGCATGTCAAACCAGCGTCTGATGTTGTAAATTTTGGGTTGTCCCATGGTTAAACAGCGGTCTTTCTGGAAAGGACCGTAAACATGCGACGTTTGCTCCTGGTATTCCTCCAAGTTTTGGACCGTTGCATAGACATCGGGCATAACTTGAGACTCAAATCCGCGAATGCGGTCATCTAGACCACTCATAATCTCCCAGAAGTCCTTTTTAGGGATAGCATCAAGCACATTGCCGCGACCATTTACTTCTAAACAGTTAGGTGGAAGGTCAAAACACAGTTTTGTTACATTCTCTTGATCAATCTCTGCCATTCTAATGTAAGAATCAGGTGCTGCAGAGGCAATAGGGGTATTCATAAGAGTGAAACCTGTGTTTGCAACCTGATTAGGAGAGGTTGGAGACCCAAGACCCTTAGTATTAAGAGATTCAAACTCAGTAGGTGCTCCCCTAAAGTCATTTCCAGTGTTAGTGTTGATCCATTCAAGAGGATCTTGCTGACTACCAGTAGGTAAACTACTATCAAACTCTTGAAACTGGTCAGAGATGCCCTGTCCTAGTGCGGCAATGTCACCAATATTGGGACTTTCATACTCAATATACTCAGGATCAGTGACAAATACATCAGGTGGCTCTTCAGGATCGTATCCTGATCCAGGTTTAACTACTCTAATTCTCTTGATACCGCCAATTTCATCGAATGCAGCAATCTTTAACTTAGCTGTTGTCAGTTTTACCGCAATATTATCATGATCAACAGGGAAATCTAGGGACCCCTGAGCAGACCCAGCTGCAATTTGCACATCTTTAATGGGATCATCACCCGCAAATGAAGATTCTGTAAAACCAATTGCTCTATTCCAGTCAGGATCCTTGAGTATTAGGTCTTCTAAGTGCTCTGTAGTGTCTGTAGCAGAGAAATTCTTAAGGACCTTGGGTGTAATTGCAGTAACCTTTGCATTTTTAGAGTAACCACGCCCACTATTAATGATAACAACCTCATCAATACCGCCTTTATCATTAATAATTGCCTCAAACTTTGCCTCATCTAGCGTACGATTGGGGATAAGTGCCTTTGGAGAAAGCTCAACCTTATAGAAATCTACTTTTTTAGGGAATTCATACACACCAGCAAACGCACATTTGTCTTTAATGCCGTATCCAGCAAGGATTTCACATGTACCTCCGTCTGTAGAGGTGAATTGTTGTTGATATGCGAATGCATTCCCACTACCTTCCAACTCAATGATACCGCATTTGAGTTGATCACCGTAATAAAGGACGGAAACTATATTCCAACCGTTGATTTGCTCACCCCTATTGAAGTCTCCAGTCCGTGTTGTGTATCTAAACAGGATTCTAGGACTGTCTGTATCAATAGTTTCAAAGGATTCGTTAACTGCATTGGTAGATGCATCAGTTAAAACACATCTAGTCTTAGTAGTCTCCCAAGAATCTTCACGAATCTTATAGAAGTGTGAGTAGAAATGCTCGTTAGGTACGCATATAGGATTACCTTCGTCGTCATCAGCGTTAGGACAGCAAGGAATATCATTCAGTGCATACTGAATACCAAACAGCGGTCCATTCCAAGGATATGATGTATCATACAAGTAATAGTAAAACTGGGAGTCATACGAATCCTCAAACCCTAAGAAGCGTGGCACAGCACCTTTGATCGCTCCATTGAGTCCATACATCCACTCGAAGTTTGCTTCCTCACTTATCTTCTCTGCATTGTCGGGATTACCAAAACCAACAACACCAGGAGTACTTGCTGCTCTGTAATATCCAGGTCTTCCGTATACACCATCCTCAGCAAATGCATACCAAGATGTTTTGTCTACACACTGTCCAGTAGGTCCTAGTTTACCAACGTCTATTACACGCTCTTGTGGCGCATTAGGAGCGTCTGCAGGATACACATACCCAACGATACCCACATACTGATATTCCCTATCCATGGGTTTCTTACATGGGATAGGACTATCAACTAGGTTGACTTCCTCTGCAGGGTTAATAGTATAGAAGTCATCAATATCTTTACCACTACTCTTGCTGTAATTACCATAGCGATAATGATACAGAGGCACAGCGTCAGGACCATATGCCTGTGCATCAGATAGACTCGTGCAAATATAACCTATCGTATAAGCTTCGTAATATTTTCCTTTACCACAACCAGTGCTAACACCAGAAGGACTACCAACACTTAGAATAGTATTGTCAGGCCAATATGAATACCACACTTTGAGTGGCACACTATTGGTTCTCTGACGATCTAAACAGAAGAAGTATGGAGTGCCTTTTCTAGGCTCATGATTATATCCACTTGATATCTTCTTCCACGATTCATTCTCACATCCTGCATCTGCTTCGATCATCGAAGGATTCTTTGTATACTTGTGATCACGCTTTGCACCACGATACCATCTGTATACAGGCGCACGAGTATATCCGCAATACGCTACACAGGTCTCCTCTTGATCACCGATATAGTGTACAGCATCTTTCCCCAGAGGATAGGATCCAGGTCCGCTACCCTCAAAGGTGATAAAGTAATCTGTGCCCGTGCCAAGTCCATTACCAGACGAATGACTTTCATAGTCACCACTAGATGGTCTTTTCCAGGTTGTGTTATACTCTTCCCCTGCAATCGGGTTGGGAAAACTCCGAGCAGACTCTAGGAGATATGCTGGCATTACAAATCATTTGTCTTCCAAATTATTTAGACGGGTATATAGATCGTCAAATAATTCAGGTAGATTAGAATATTCTTCCTTACCAGGAATCTTATACTTAATCATATCCGCACCAGGCGGGGGAAACTTAGATACTGCCTGCTCTAAGGCAGTCACGCGATTAGTCAGTTGCACTAACGCTTGGGATAATTGCTCAAACCCCCAGTTGGTATATTCTTCTAGGGTTTCAAACTTTGGAGTCTCACTCATAAATTTAGACGCGGTTTTTCGCGGATTTTTCAAGGCACAAATTTTGTGATAATAATGGATCCGTCGATATCTTCAGAGTATTCTAAGACATCACCCACGTCCCACTGTGCATCTTCAAGCAATTGATCGGGTAATGTAACAAAGCATTCACCGTGCTCATCTACCTCGACTTCTAGGACATAGCGTTTCGACATACGTTCGTTGTTTCTACACCTTATGTAGACTTTTTACGGATTGCACCAATGCAACTCGTATTCCATATATGATTACCTTCTTTCTCTAAGTCTACTACCATACTCATAGCATCGTATGGATGGTGAAGCATGAAACCATTACCTAGGTAAATCCCTCCATGATTCGGTGCTCTGCCCCGTGGTGCTGAGTATGATCCTCCTAATGGATTGGTATACAACCTGAAGAGAATAACATCTTCTGCAACGAGTGTAGAGAAGTCTGTCTCCTCTCCCCATTCACTCTCCCATAGTTTCTCTGCACCACCCTCTTCGATTGCTTCATCAGTGAATGTGATGATTCCTCTTGCGTTGAAGTCTGGTAGATCATCATCATGGATATACTTGTAATACTTACGAATGATTTCATAACATCCGTAGATACGTCGTCCTGTCCATGGTAATCCTATGAGCTCACTGTATTGCTCTCTAAGGGCAATCATTTCTTCTTTGCGAGTAATACTCATGTTTTGGTAGTCTTGTTTGTAATTGAGGCGCGAAGGGCACTAGCGGCGATCCTAGCGGTCTCTGAGAGTGATTCCCAGATATAATTCAACTGTGCTCTCAAAGGGGTTGAGAGTGTAAAATTATACTGGGAATTTTTTTGTGTAGGGGGGACCCGAAGTTTCATTTGAATAATATTGAGAGCTCGGATAGTTACTTTTGTAGGTTAGGGACTTAAGCGTTTTTAATATACCCGCTTCGCGGTAACATCAACCAAGCGCCAAAACACTGTCCTAGGTGTCTCCTACCTCTACATCATAGCACATACCCTCAGCAATGCAATAGTCACAGAATTGTTGATACTGTCTCAGGTCATCATCTAGATCTAAGTCTATCAACTCCTGTGCTAGATCTATTTGCTCTGCTGGTGGTAGTTGTCCCTCATCGTATAACTCTAGAAGTCTTTCTAGTTTAACAGATAGTGACGTGTCTGGTGTCATAGTTGTGCTGAGAATGTGCGTGCATCGTTAACTGCTTGCTGCTTAGACTTGAAAGGACCATTCTTAGGACAACCCTCGTAATCGTATCTCCAAAAGTAACGCTTACTCTTCTCCCATAGTTTAACCTGTATAGGGGGAGATGTGTCGAGTGTGATTGTATTCATTAATCGGTGTAGGTGTCAGATAGGGTGTCTTCAGATGAATCATCATACTCGGGTGAATCTTCGTCTAGGATGTCATCAATCCAATCGTTGTCGATGTCATTCATGAGCGGTAGTCCTCTGGGCGATTGGTGGCATCTCTTGTTGTGGATTCATCTGTGGAAAACTCATCACTCACTGTGCGATTAGTCTTTGAATACTGTCTCTTTTCTCTAATAGATTTGGGGCGTCGTGAGTTGTGTAGATCGTTACGTTTGTAGGTCCTTCCCATTAGTCAGCAGATCAAAAGTGTCTTTGGTTAACTACTCAATCAATATAGGATCAATTGGCATGATTGTCAAGTGGTCTGTGTGGGTTTGTGTAGTGTCCTCGGTATACTTGACAAAAAAATCCTCTTGCGTTACGCTCTTAGGTAACTATAACTCCGTAGATATAATTCTCGGAGGTATATTTATTAAGGTATTTTAATTATCCACAGGAAATGCGGAAACTGTGGAAATCATGTGGAAAACTATTAGATAGGGACGATGTTAGCA